AACTCTTGATGTTTTGGTTTGTTGGCGGTACACTCAAAGGGAATGTCGCATGACTATATGGCGTTGATGTTATCCCGTGTGAAGCACGCGGAGATGTCTGAGTGATAGCTTCAGACATCTCGCGTATCTCGTACGGGAAACCAAATAATCCCTCCTTGTGTACCCATTCAGGCTGCGATACCTATTGTTGGTTCATAATCATGTCTTGATGGTTGATGATGTGGCGTGACGAAGACTTGGCGCATTACTGTAGGTCGTTGATGTCTCCAGCGGTAAGACTCATCCTGGAAATGCGCCGCAACGTGCGGCGGTGTCCAGGATGAGACGCTGGAGACTGAATCCTGTCTTCGCTCACGCCTGTTTAAGGCTGCGCTACCAATAGGTGTTATTGATTATTGTGCGCAGTCATTAGCTGCGCTGTTTAGGTAATGTGATTTCGCTGCACGGAAAGCATTGACTTATGGGCCAGTAAAAGCTGTTGTCTATGCCAGCAACCCCCCGGTCTTCATATAGGTGTGTTACAACGTGCTCTAGGGATTGAGAATGAATGTCACAATATACCTTCATACCGATTTCTATTTTCTTCATATCTATAATTGTTTTGGTTGAACTTGCAGAGGGATTGCTCCCTCTGAGGTTTATGCGTAGATGTTGTGCGTCTCGATGAGGCGCTTGTACTTCTTGGGGAACTTGTCCCAACCGTAGTAGACCTGTACTATCTGGCAGGAGGACCAGGAATTGAGAGCGTACTCGTAGATGTAGTAGCACTTCTTTTGTCCCGTGTCGTCATAGAGAATCCAATCGCCTGAAGCAAGTGAACCCTCGCTGAGGTGGATGGCATAACCGCCCGCCTCCTCGTAGCGGAAGACGAGGTCGTCAACATAATGGTAGTCACATCTGAATTTTCTCATAATTTATATAATATTTGGTTCTTATTGTTCCGTTGTCGGTGTCGCTCCGATTGTGGTTTCTTTCCCCAACGGATAAGCCATGCTACTACGTTTTAGGCAGGAGAAGCTCTGAAATCGAAAATATAGCCATTGTCGCGCATTTCACGTGCGTAATCCAACGCCTTGCTTCTCGAACTGAATATCTGCGGAGTCATGCAATAACCCCACGAAGTCCACATCTCCAATTTTGTTCTGATAGGTTTTCCCATAATTCTGTAATTGTTGGTTAATAGCACTCTCCGCGAGGGAGAGTCTTTTTTTAGCTTTTACATGCGGGTAGGACTTACGACCCGCACGCTGTAATAAGGTGTATTGAAGGGGTATTTGACCTCGTTGACGCAATACATCACGGAGGGCGTGCTCATAGTGAGCGTGTCTTGACAAATGACATTGGCGTTCATGCCGTGAGCCATGAGATTGAGGGCGCACATCTTGCAGGCTATGGGGTCAACGTCTTGTGCAATGTATCGGAAACGGCGTCCTGCCGAATGGTCGAGGCTGCTCTTCTCCATATAATGAGCGAGAAGAAGGCGACCGCTGCCAGAGGCGCAGTCGTTGACTATACCGCTCTGCTTTTCGTTCAACGAAGATATGCGTGACATGATGTCGGCTACGCTTGGCGGTGTGAAAAACTGTCCTGTATGGGACGCCTTGCCACGTGTGAGATACAGCTCCTCGTAGATTATGCCGAACACGTCAATCCACTTGCCTTGCTCCATAGCTGTAGCAACGTCTGTTAGCCACAGGGTAGCGAGACCGGCAAATTCGGGACACTTTTGTGTGCAGTCAAGAAGATGCTGATGATAGGTGTCGGGACCGGACTGGAAAGCCTTTACGCTGAAAAACTCGAGCAGATAGTCGAGGAAATCGTTAAGAGCCAACTCGTGAGGACGATGGTTCTTGTCTGCCTGTGCAGAAATGATGTCGATGTACTTTTTCTTTTCCATAATTCTTGTTTTTTAATGGTTGATAGTGCCACGCACAAAGGCGTGGCGGTTTTCAGGCTGCTTCGTAAGTCTTTTTTAGGCTGTTTCGGAATCGACGTAGCTGCGTGCCGTATCGTAAATCTCGGCAATCTGTTTTTTGTCAAGACGATAGCAGCCTTTAATATTGTCCGAAAATTCTTCGAGCGTAAGCATCGAATCGTTATAGAGGGACTCGCAACAATATTCGAGGCATTCGTCGTAATCCCAAGACGTGCAGTAACGCTCCCAATAGTTGTCGCTGTCATAGCTGGCACAGCCGCATTCTTCGTCAGGTTCGTAAGGATAGACGGACGTGCAATGCTCGATGAGGTGGCAGACAAAGCTGTAACACTTCTGGACGTCCTCGATAACTGTGAACTCATGGTCGGTGTGCGGTTCGTAATAACCGCAGGACATATTGATGCACGATACGGTGACACCGTTTCTGCGCAATGCCTCGACATCGGTCATAAAACCCGTGCTGACGACATATCCGTAGCTTGTGCAGTCGGCATCCTTGATGAAATCTTCGGAACAGATGCTGTCGTAGGAAATGCTTGTGACCATATCGCTGTTGCCGCGACGGTCGATCTGAGCACAGAAGCGACAATCGCTGAAGAAGCTGATGTCGGCAGCACTTGAGCCTACGCATCCAATCTCTTCGCCCACGAAGAACGCACACTTGAGAACGTCGTAACGCTCAAGGCATTGCAGGGCGATGAATATGCCGTTCTTGTCGTCAGCACCGAGACCGCACTGCTTGCGGACTTTTGGCGAGTAGCCAAAGATGACACCTTGGCTCTCAACGCACACGAAGTCCTTGGGCTGAAGATGCTGCACCTGGTCCATGTGTGCGCACAGGCAAGGATAGCTCTCTGCTTCACCTTTGGTGACGAAGAGATTGCCGTACTCGTCCTGTGTGACAATGGCTGAGGGAACAGTGTTCTTGATGTGCTTCTTGATGAAACGACGCATGCGCTTTTCTTCGTCACTTGGCGAGAATACGCAATAAAGACTCTTGAGCAGGTCAAAATTCAATTCTTTCATAATTCTATTGTTTGTTTTTAAATCTAAATTGGTTGTACTTGGAAGGCAGGAGGAGGAAGGTCCTCCCGCCTTGGTTTTAGGCTACAACAACAAGAGCATGTTGTTTTCTGTACTCGGCTTCGGCTTTGTCGTCGCACTCCTCGGAACAATAGTATTCACCGGTGATATCTGAATAGCACTCGCCGTCATAATCGCCAGGATACCACTCGCCGCATTCCGGACATTTGGCGTCTTTTCCGCGGTCAAGCCATGAATCGGCGATGCTGCTCCATACGGCATTGTCCTCATGGATATATTCGCCATGGCAATCAGACCATTTGCAGTCTGATTCGAGCTGATATTCGCCGTCAATGTCCTCTACGCAGTCGTCAAGGAGGCGATAATCATCCTCTTTTTCCACGTAGCAGCATTCGTCGTCAAGCAGATAAGCGCCCTCGTAGTCAGACCAGTTCCAGCGGTAGTCTCCGCTTGCGTGACTTCCGTTGATCTGAATGCGTCTACCATGATATATGGCGTCTTCGCTTTGGTTGCTATACATCCAATCTTCGTAGTAGTCGTCGTAAACGCTATCACCTTCAGGAATAATGCACTCGTTCCAATCGGAATAATTGCCATCCAGCTCGAAATGTTCATCCGTGGAATCGAGTTCGTAATCGTAAGACACGGAAGAGTCGTTGTAGGACCTGTCGCCGTTATAGTCGTAATAGACGAACGAATCTTGGAAACTGAGAACGTCGCCATGTTCGAGACAGCAATCAATGTGAAGTTTAAGGTCGCGCATTGACTCGCCGTTGTTTCGGACAAAGTTCTTGTTATCTCGACAACTGGCACCGACACGCTTGTATCCGTCAATCTCGCCTGCCTTGATGAGCTTGTCAACAAGTATCTGCTTGAGGACATCGTCTTGATCGGAAGAGTATTGACGCTCGGCGAGGCGGTAATGATTGTTGTTCTCGTCCCATACGTCAGTATAGAGAATGCAACGGGCGACAATCATATCGTCTTCGTCGGTGATGTAGGCAGCCTTGGCTTTTATGGCGTCACGATAGAAGATGTGTTGTCCTTTGTCTGTCATGCAGCTTCCAAAGGTGCCAAGACAGCGGTCGCTATCATAGATAGCCTCAAAATCGTCGTCAACATGCAGGGTGTAATCGTTGCTGACACGCTGTTCTGCATAGACCTGCCAATCACGTGCGAACTCTTCGCCTATCCAGCGTTTGAGCTGTTCAGGCATATATTCGCGCGGGATGCGGCACTCCTCGATACATCTGGTGATGAACTTGCCTGCCTTCATCTTGAAGATTCTTCCGCGCTCTATATTCTCGTAACGTATGGACTTGGAGTCTCCGTCGGTACATATACCATTGAGACTGTCAAGGCTTAGCGTAGTGGAATAGAGAATGTAGCGGAAGTCGTTATTAAAACGGATACGATACAATGTGTCTTCATTGTCTGGGTCGTTATATACAAGGTGACTTACCATGTGCTTGGCAAAAGTCTTCAGGTCGTCCATGTTGGTGGCACGAAGGTAGTCGCTGTTCTCATACAGGTGTTTGTTGCGTGTTCTGTCGCACCACACCTTGAAGCCGAGCCACCAGTGGAAGAGCTTTCTGTCCTTGAGGCAAGCCAAGAGAATCTTGTTCTTGCGTGACACAACGCCGTTGCCGTGCTTTACGACACCGAACAACTGCTTGAACTCGTCGTAATTCTTGAAACTCTTAATGTATCATATTCTATTTTTTTAAATGGTTGATAATAGAAATCCCCACTCTCTTTGTTGAGGGTGGGGATTGAGTTTCAGGCGATAAGCTTTCTTAGTAGTTTCTGTGCAGATAGGATGCACAGATTTGCTTAGACTTAATAACCACGATACAGGATTCTTTTGACAAGCGGATATTCGTAATCTCCGTTCTGCGCTACGCAATAGGTAAAGCTTGGCTTGTTGTTCCAAAGCTCGACCCACAGACGGGAAAGTATACCACGGTTGAGTATTCTATTGTACTTCATGTTGTGGAACACCGTGTCGTACTTTCTTTTCTGGCAGCACAGTGCACGGCAGAATCCGTCAGACAGCTCACGTAGAGCGTCGTCGGTAAGTTCAAAATCAATCCACTCGCCGGACTTGCGGTCGTATATTCCCCGCTTGCTCAGAAAATCGTCCATTGTAAACTGCTTCTTGTCGTACGCTCTAAGCAGACCGGCAAGAGTCTTGTAAGTTCTTTTCTTCATAATCGTATGTTGGTTGGTAATGTTCCTGTGTGTTGTCCACACAGGATGATTCGGGCAGCAATGTGCTAATCGTGATAAGCTATGCTCACGATTTCGATTATGGCACGATGGAAGTCACGCTCCGCTCGTGGGTCTTCGTAACCTGTCATGCGGTTGTTGTGCATCTTACGGGCTGCAATCTTGGCTCTGCTGATTTCTGCGAGCAGTGTGCGCTCGAAATTCTTGTCGCAATTTCTGTCTCTAAGCATAATTCAAATTGGTTTTTATGGTTTGTGTGCCTCCGTGAGGGGAGGCTTTTCTGGTCGGTTACTTTTCGTCCGTGTTGTACTCGAAGATGATATTGCCAGAGCGTATGTCATTGAAGTACATGGCGATGGTGCTCAGCTTTGTGTTAGCATCAAGGGAATTTTCGTTGACACCGGTGCGGACGATTTCGAGCCATTGGCTAATCCGCGACTTGATGTCCGAGCTGAGAGGATGGTCGAGGACTTTGAAGCGTACGACGTTTGAGCCGTATATGTACGACATCTTGACAACGTGACGATGGACAAATCCTATCAGCACGCCGTGTCCGTCGCAGCAATACGCATTATCGTCGAAAAGGTCGTCGAAGAGAACGTCGCTGCATAGGTCTTTCTCGTTGATGGGGCAGGGAATTTCTGTTTTCATAATTCTTGCGGTTTGTTGGTTATTTGTACCTCCCCGAAGGGAGGCGGTTTAGGTGGCTGTCTTGTCCTACGTGTATTTCAGAGAGTCGCGCTCAACTCTTCGCATACATTCATGGCAAGCGTCAAGGAATACTTTGTACGCAACCTTGAATGTCGGCAGACTTTCTTTCCTGTCAGAGCAGATGGGAACAGCGTCATTATACACACGTCCCCATACTGTAAGGTCTGTATTAATGCCTACTGTGTACGACATCTTGCTTTCCTTACAGCGGAAGTGTAGGATGTACTCTTTGTTCTTACGTCTTTTCAGACGTGACAACGTCATTCCTAAATCGGGACGGACGTTAAAATCTTTGTCTTGTAGTATTTTCATAATCCGTAATGTTTTAAGTGGTTGATAATTGTTAAGGATGCTACTTGCTGACAAATAGCATCCTTATGTTCAGGCGATGCGGTAAGCGGAAACGACATGGTCGTAAAAACCACGCGCGGTGTCTTCATCCATGAGAGGAGAGTCTACGAGCGCATGACCGATTTTGTCATTGATACACACGCTGTATCTGTCTCCCCACGTCCATTTGATAATCTTCACGGTGTACTGATAGTTGGATTTCTCGTCTATCACGTCACAGGCGAGCAATGGGTCGTTCGTCAGGATTTCATCTAACTCATTTCTTTCCTTTTCTGTCATAATTCTTGCGGTTTTGGTTTGTGTGTGATGGGGAATTTCATCCCCATCGTTTTAGGCTTTACAAACAGGATGTGTAGCCCGTACTGTAGAGTTACTTTTGCGGCGTTGTCAGCTGGTCGCAGATCGCGATGCGCTGACTGGCGCGGATAAGCTTCGGAAGATACTTGTCGAGGCTGTAGTTAGGAAAGCCTGTCATCTTGTTGAGTTTCTCTGTATGCCTGTTTATGAGTGGAGTACCGAGGATTTCGGCAACTTTGACCGCATCCTCATTGTAACACTCGTAATAATCGCCGACACGGAAAAGCAACAGGCAGTCGGGATGCTTCTCCCTAATTTCTGCCCATTTCTTGTATGGCGTCGGTTTCTCGGGCTGCGGAACATACGACTCCTCTGTGTGAGAAATCGCTTCTCCGCACATGTAGTAGATGTCACTCGAACGGTAGCCGAGAATGTCGTAGAGATAATACTCTATCTGCTCTGTCTCCCAGTCGTCGGGACAGCCCTTTATTGTTCGGACGGTGGCTGTCTGATAATCCATAATTGTTATTTCCATAATTCTTGATGTTTTGGTTCGTAGAAATCCTTACTCTTACGGGTAAGGATTGTTTTGGGCTTGTTAGTGTTTGGCGAACATGAGCATGTCTACCATTCTGTAGAATGTATATCCGTCAACTTGGTTGTAGATGAATCCGATGAAACGACGGCGGGATTCCATGTTCAATGAGCGGTAATAACTCTTGAAAGTGGAATAGTTCCCGTTTACCCATGCCTCCCAAATAAGGTCCATCATTTCCATCTCGTCATGTACTTCGTAGTACTTTGCCTGCTGGAGCAGCGTCTTGCTTCTTCTTGTCATAATTCTTTGTTTGTTGGTTCGTTGTGGGGGAGGCTGGCTCCCCTTGGGTTAGGCATAAATTTTTGTTTCTTCGGAATATTTGTTATCGAAACATGCGTAAACCTCCATTGGAATACCTTGCACTTTTCTTTCGTCTGCATCATGGATAGCCTCCATTTTTGCAGAAGTACAATTATTGTTAGTTGCTGAATAACTGCACAATACACCTCCGTCTGTCGGGTCTACGAGTACATAGCCCGTCAATTTTTTTGTTTGTTCCATATTCTATAATTTTGTTGGTTAATAGTAGCGGAGTTGTATCTCCGCTTGTTTAGACTATCTGCCGAAGTATTTGCGCTCGAAATCTTCGTAACTCTCGCAGTTGAAGACAACCGCAACGCATTTCAAACCACGGGCAATTAAACTCTGTTTGACTTCTTTTGTAAGTTGTTCGCCTGTGTACACCTCAAAAGGAGGGAACACGAAATAATCCTGTGTCATAATAATTCTGTTTTGGTTAATAGACCCCACAATCGTGGGGATTTTCTTAGGCTGTGGCTTACTTGCCGGCTTTCTCGTTAACGTAGGCTACAAGACGCCCGAACTTTACGTCGTTTTCTTCTGTGCTGTAGAACGGATTGAATGAGAAATACTCATTGTAAGTGAGGGAATCTACGTCTTTTTTGTCCTTATTGTAGCCAACGCAAACGCCGATTTGGGCAGATATGCAGGGATCTACCACAATAGATATGCCCAGATGCTTGTCAAAAAATGTTCTTCTCTGCATCTCCTGTATTTTTGGGAGGATTACTTTGGCTATCCTCTCAGACTCTGTAAGCTTTTTCTTTTCCATAATTCTAATTTTATTGGTTGTCTTGAGCCGTGACACGCACAATAATAGTGCTGCCACGGCATTTTCAGGCGATGAAGGCTACAGTGAGGAATTTTCCGTCATAACTAAGAAATTCAACGTGTGTATACATTTCCTGCATCTTTGCGAAAACTCTTTCCATAAATGCTGCACCTTTGCACTCAATTCTTCTTGTACTCATAATTCTGGGATTTTAATTGGTTAACTGGAAGGTAGCCAAACGGCTACCCTTTTTAGACTAACCTCGTTTTTCGAGGGCTACACTGACGAAATAAGGAAGGCTCTCACATTTTACCTCGTTCCATTCGCAGTTAACAACGGCACTCACATACTTGCTCTCCTGCTTGTGAATAAGACGGGTAATTGTACTTCTGCTTATAGTAGAAGATTTTTCCACCTCAAAACTGGCGTGAGCCATATATCCGTCCTGTGAAAAATCAACAAGTCCCTGTCTTCTCGCTACTGCGACAATTCCGTGAAAAGCGTTGATAAAAACGTATTTCTCACCATCAAAATACACGTCGATGCGTGTGTGATTTTCTTGCGTCTTAAAGTATTCCATAATTCTAATTTTAGTTGTTAATGATGTGCGGACGCATCATTTGCGATACGTCCCTTTTAGGCTTAGAAACAACGCGGACGAGAGAAATGACGTTCTATCTCCTTCGCCTTTCTGTCTGCTTTCGCAGCTCTCCGTGAATACTCGCGCTCGTCAAGGTGTCTTCTCTCACACTCAGCTGAAATAACTCTCTTGTAGCTTGCCACAATCGCAGCAAGAAACATTCTGTCTCCGTTTGTCATAATTCTTTGTCTTTAATTGGTTAATTATCGTACTGCCCGACTTGCAGGCAGCTTTTAAGGCTGGAACTTTAGAAGCAGAAATCAACGTATACATTACGCGTACCGCCGAACTCGCTCCAATGATTTACATTGTCGTACTTGTAGGCTTCGTACTTTCTCGAACTTCTGTTGTATTCGTCACGTACCCAAACAGGGGCGCTCTCTGATTCTTGCAAGCGGAAAAATTCACCAACTCGTACTTTACGCAATTCTGTCTTTTTCATAATTCTTTAAAGGTTTAATTATCGTACTACCCCAAAACAGGGTAGCAATTAAGGCTCAACACTTTCCAAGCACAATTTTCGTACTGCTCAGGATTCTGAACTCGGCTTGAGGAGGATCTTTTCCAAGCGCTCATTCTCACGCACGAAATTTTTGAAGAATCCGTTGCCAATTTTCGTACTGCTCCAGAAATAGAGCAGAAACAATATGTAAAGGATTCCAAGCACACTGATTATCGTACTGCTTAAAATAAGCAGACACGGAACAAGCTGAAGGTTTCCAAGCACAATTATCGTACTGCTACGTAAAATCTGTCTCTTTGTCATAATTCTGAATTTTAATGGTTAACTGGAAGGTAGCCAAACGGCTACCCTTTTGAGGCGGTTAGAAATACCTGTCACGCAGGTATAACACATAGTTCTTGAATCTACTTATATATGGGTCACGGGCTGCAAAACAATGGTTAGCAAAATCCGCACGTGTCAAAAATCCCATGTTGTAGACTTCAATGGCGTGCTCAATCTCTGAGTACATAGCCCATAAATTTACATTCGTTGTTTCCATAATTCTTTTAGGTTTGGTTTGTAGACCCCACAATCGTGGGGGGTTCTTAGGCTATACGGAGATTTTCCGCATACTTTCCGTATTCGTCAGCTGCTGGATGCTCAGGCGTGCGCTCTGCTGCGTCTATGAGTTCTACGTTAACATAGCCGGCATCCTTGCATTCCGTGAAATATTTCCACGCTTCCTCGAAGTTGTCAAAATCCACCCAATGTATGTGCGGACGCTTGCCATGTACGACGTAATAATTCTCTTTGTAATACTTGCTCATAATTCTGTGATTTAATTGGTTATTAATTGTAGAGCAGCCACAAGGACTGCCCTAATTTGCCTTAGGACGTGCATCTTGGCACCGTGTTTGTCAAAATATTACTCCGAGTAACCAGCTCGTCGAGTTACGGCTTGCGCCGCACGGCTCACACCCTACCACGTAACGCAGTGGCAGCGTCAGTTTTCTTTGCAGTTATACTAAAAAACTGCATAGTGTTTTAGATGTCTCCACATCAGTATGTTAGTTGTTGCAGAGCCGTAACGTATGAAACATACGTTCATGTAGGTTGCTCACTCTATCCACCACGATAGAGGTCGATTTCTCACGAATCTCACGTGAACGCTCTTAAAACGTAGAATATGAATTATGAAACTCTCCCTTTGTTTCAAATTTCGTAGTTCAAGACCTTTCCGTATATTTCCTTATAGAAAAATCCTGCTTGCGAAATCCCATAACAAAGGGCGCGGCACGTCCGACACGTGTCACCATTTATGAAAATAAAACCTTAGAACTACTTCTTTTGGAATTTAGCACGCTTTGTCAGAAAAGACATAGCGAGGAACACCCACACACCACGATGAGGTATCCAAAAACGTGTGGGGAAAAATTGTAGTGGGGAGAATCCAGTAAGGGAGAAAAATTGCTCTGGAAAAAAAAGGACACGAAAAAACACCCCAATCTTTTGGGATTGGGGGTAAAATTCAGGTAAGGAAAGAAATTGCCTTCCTTACCTGAATATTCCTGTAACATTAGATTTTCAATGCGCCCGCCAAATACATGGCCTCAGCGGTTTCGCGTGGCAAGTTGAAACGTTCCATTATCTCGTTGATTTGGCGCTCTTTTCTTACCATCTCAGAAGAACGTTTTGCGTATTGCTGCATGAATACGAACGCTTTAGCGACAAAGCTGTTAACCTTATTTGGGGTATTAATAAGGCTTGGCAGTTCGTTTAATAGTCCCAATCCGTACAGGTTACGGTAAGTAAACCACTTGCCTGTATTAGTGCGTTCTGCGACTTCCTGAACTGCAACCGCCACCGCCTTCTTAAAGACTTTAATCGTTTGGCGGTCTCCGTTCACGGTCTTGAGTTGGTAAGCCTCGAAACGTGCCTTTGCTTTCTCGTAGTCCGTTGAAAGTTGCTTATAGCGTTCATCCGTCTCGTTAGCGTCCGTTATTGTCTTGTTGATAGCCTTTGTTAAGTCCTCAACGAGACCGCCACAGGCGTCTACTATCCACGGACGGAACATAGCAACATAAGAGGGGTTTTCTTGTTCCTTTGCCAACTTTTGAGCGTTCTCTACTGTGTTTACGTTCTCTTTTACTGTGTTCTTTACTTCGTTAGCTTTCATAATCGAATTGTTTAAGATGGTTATTAATACTAAAGAGTTGTAAAGTTCTTTGATGGAACGAAAGAAAACGACTACCTTTGCAGTGTTTAAGATGGTTTGCAAGGCTATTCGCTTAGCTTTCATTCCGTGGGGTGGGTCTTTTAGGCTCACCCCTGTTTGTTACATAAAATCAAAGAACCAAGAAGTTACACGCCTATTACCTTCAGCGTGGCCTCAGAGATAGGTCTCTTATTCCCTTTTCTCTATTGCAAAGGTAGCAATAATTTTGACGCAAAGCAAGGGTTTTACAGTCTTTGACGTTGTCGTAACTAACTGAAAATCAATAAGTTATATATTTTAACCATAGTTAAATTGTAAGATATAAGACTATATTTGCAAAAATAGTGTTAATAAATGTATTTAGTATTGACATAGGTCAATTTGTTAGCAGTATTTAACATAGCGTGAAACATTGATATTTGCATAATTATTCACTGAAAGAAAATAATATAATGGTGTAATGTGTTGTAAATCAATTAGTTACAAAAAATAATAATATGACGGGGCGTGAAACATTGAAATTATTACAAATTGACGTTTTAATAAATATTATACCATATAATATGAACAAAAAGACCCCCACACCCCCCGACAGCGGACGCCCAGCGCTTTGTAGTCACCTCACCTGAAAATTTTTTCTTTTTTTTCTAACTTACTGACAATTAATACCTTATATTTGCCTTTTAGGTCTTTTGGTAGTGCATAAATAGTGAATATTAATACTGCGTGTTAATTCATTGTGAATGACTGTGAACGACTGTTAACTTGCATATATATACATATTGGGTTTCTGGGTTTTGGTTGGGGTCGTATGGTCGGGTGTCGGGAACATTGTTATGATGCGTTTTGTAATGATGCAGCTTATCTTGCATCGTATGGAGGGAATTATGCAGCAAATTATGTTGTTTTATCGGTATAGTGCAGTATTGAAGGATTATTATTACGTATCTTTGTGTGTGCGTGTATGTAGGGTATAGGGATTTAAGCAGAATAGCTGCACCTACCCGACATATAGGGGGAAAAAGCTGCATCGGATGCTGCATAAGTCTTGTTGGGAACTGCATAGCTTGGAACGGCTTTGCGTGAACAATGTAAAAAGGCTTGCCAGTAGGTCTTATGACGTATGGTGATAGGTCTTATTGCGGGGACAAAGTTACCGATTTGTCTTTTGCTGTGCAATGGTCTTGCTGGATAGTCTGGTGTGGTTTGGATGTTAAAGTTTTTAACTTTTGCGTTTTGTGGCATGGCTGCTATGCGGTTGTGAAGAGATGGAGGAGATATGGGTACCGTTCAAAGAAAGGAGTAACAATGATTAACAGAGAGGACATTAAGAAGGGCTTGAAGTTTAGGATGCCCAATGATATAATCAGGAGGAAGTATCAAGTAGCGAGCTTTCGAGGTGCTACGGATATGTGTGAGTCTATCCAGTATCTGACAACGCTGAAAACTCCGCACGGAGACAAAAACTATGTGACACCCAAAGTGCCGCTTTTCGAGGTGTGCGTCGGTCCGAAACTGATAAGTTTCGCCGATAAGAAAGACCCGGATTGCGCATGGGTCGGCGAGTACATCAAGGTGCGCAGCGATGCGCTCGGGAAGAAACCGCTCTACATATCCCTGTACGACGTGATGCGACACGGAAGATGTGCCATCGACGCTAATCTCTACCCTATTTTCAGTACGGAGAACCCGAAGAACAACTGGGCGTACAACACCTCTTTTGCCGGCAGTCGTAGCGGCTGTAAAAGATTCCGTATGGAGTATTACGGATTTACCTCTGACCCAGTTGGCGTTCTTGCAAAGCCTTCCACGTTTACTAAGCAGCCAACTGGAGATGCCGATGCCTTCCGCGACATTACCAACGGCATGTACGACACCTTCAAGGCTAAAAGTTCCGATTACGGCAATAGTTTCTCGGAATTGTTTGCGGAGTGCGGCATGACATACGCCTACGGACACATGGCAGAGAAGTTGAAGCGCGTGAAGTCACTGATGTCTGACGAGGCGAAGGTGAAGGGCGAGAGTATGAGAGACTCATTGCTTGACCTCGCCAACTACGCGGTACTTACAATCATGGAACTTGACAAAACAAAGAAATAATTGCAACTTAAAATCTAATAATATGCAAGAGATTGTATTTAGGAGTAGTGACAATCAGGCGCTGACAACGAGTGTGATTGTTGCGGAGAAGTTTGGCAAGGAGCATAGCGACGTTCTTAAAGCCATAAAAAGTTTATTTACGACAGGGGAAAAATCCCTTTTCGTTGAGAACCAGCAACTTGCGAAGATGTTTGCCCTTACTGAGGTGGAACAGCCGATGCCTGTTGGTGGCGGTGTGAAGAAGCTGCCTCTCTACGTGATGAACCGGGACGGCTTTACTCTCTTGGCTATGGGCTTTACTGGGGCGAAGGCTTTGGCTTTCAAGCTGGAGTACATGAATGCCTTTAACGCCATGGAACAGCAGATACGTCAGAGCAGCGGAGTTCCTCAGTCGTTCGCTCAGGCTCTTATGCTTGCTGCCAAGCAGCAGGAGATGATAGAGGCTCAGCAGAAGCAGCTTGAGGTGCAGCAGCCTAAGGTGGAGTTCTTTGATGCTGTCGCTGAGAGCAAGACTGCGATTGAGATGAAGCTTATCGCGAACACTCTGCACTTCAAGAATGTCGGCAGGAACAAGCTGTTCTGCATCTTGCGTGAGCAGGGCATTCTCAACGGCGGCAACGTGCCTTACCAGAGATACATAGACTGCGGTTATTTCAGGACCATCGAGCAGAAGTATACGGTTCCGAGCGGTGAGACGAGGATCAACATCAAGACTCTCGTGTATCAGCGTGGCTTGGACTATATCCGCAAGATGCTGAAGCGTCTCGGATATGTAGAGGCTGAAGGTAGTTTATTTTAATCATTAATCAATTATAGAGAATATGAATACTAAGAACATTATCCTTGCATCGGCTTTGCTGGTGTTTGCCATCATCATCGGTACGTTGGTGGCGGGTTATTTCAGTTACAACAACCGCGAGATTTCGCTTCGTCAGCAGGCAGAGGCTCAGCGCGGCAAGATTGAGGGCGTGCATGACAAGATGTGGAAGATCATCCAGCAGAAGGCTCAGGTGACTGACGAGTACAAGGGGACTTTCGAGAAGATTTATCCGCAGCTCATTGCCGGTCGTTACCAGAACGACAAGGGTACGATGATGAAATGGATAAAGGAGAGCAACCCTAACTTCGACGTGTCGCTATATCGTGACCTCATGCAGTCGACAGAGATACAGCGCTCGGAGTTTCAGACCGCCCAGGAGCGTATGCTTGACATCATCCGTGAACATGAAACGCTTACTCGTACTTATCCTGCGCGTTGGTTCGTGTCGAACACGATGCCGATAGAGTATAAGGTGATTTCGTCGTCGCGCTCGAAGGAGGTGATGATTGAGGGCGAGGACAACGACGTGGATTTGTTCGGCAATAAGAAGTAGGCTTATGGAGGTCCTTGTCTTTCTCCTTCCTTTCTTCGTGTCGGCTTTCCTGCTGATATTCTTCCGTGAGCAGACGACGTGGTGGGAGCACGCTGTGCTTATCGTCCCGTCGCTGCTTGTGGGCGTAGGTCTGCTGTGGACGTTCAAGCGTGCCGAGTCGAGTGATACGGAGTATCTTGGCAGTTATGTCACGAAGATACGCTATTATGAGCCGTGGAACGAGCGTGTCGCACACACCCGTACCTATACAGACTCAAAGGGCAACACTCATACCGAGACCTACTACGTGACAGAGGAGCATTCTGAGAAATGGGCTTATTCCGACCATTCCGGACGTGAGCGTGACTGCTCAAGTGACGTCTTCTCTGCTATGAGAGGGCGGTTGGCGTCTTCTCCTGTCTTCGTGGACATGCACCGCAGCTATTACACCCGTGACGGCGACGCTTACGATTATCCGTGGGACGGTCGTGACGTTACACTCTACCCTGTGACCCGTGAGCACGAATATGAGAACAAGGTGAAGGCTTCGCGCTCGGTGTTCAAGTTTGAGGATATCAGCAAGGAGGACGCTCGCCGTATAGGGCTGTATGACTACCCTGAGATATGGCTGCGCGACCAATGCCCTATACTCGGGGCCAAGTTTTCCGCCCGTCAGGAGCGTGCCGTCCGTGTTCTGAACGCTCGATACGGACCTCAGAAACAGTTTCGTCTGTATCTGCTGTTCTTCCGTGACAAGCCGATATCCATTGTGGAGAAGCAGCGCTCGTACTGGCAGGGTGGCAACAAGAACGAGCTTGTGGTGTGCGTGGGGCTTGACAGGAACAACCGCGTGACATGGAGCGACGCTTTCTCCTGGTGTGACTCGCCGGTGCTTGCCGTGAAGAGCCGTGACTGGTTTATGAGCAATCGTCTTGACCTCTGCGCCTTTGTCTCCTATATAGAGCCTATCGTGCAGAAGGAATGGAAGCGCAAGGACTTCTCTGACTTCAAGTATGTGTCGGTGGAGTTGAGTGACGGGCAGTACTGGACCATCGTCTTCCTCATGCTCCTGCTGAATGTGGGACTGAGCGTGTGGATTGTAGGTAACAACTATAGGAATTAGCGTTATGAGTAAAGGGAAGTATCGTAACAAGGCGCCGTTTTCCACATTCCGTCCTGATCCTCGCCATTGGACTCGCAAGGGCAGTTCTTGGAAGCAGAAGGTAGGGTATGATACGGAGGATGATGCTTGGGAGTTTCTGAATCAGAATCCGAAGTTGAAGGCACTTGGCTGGCATCCTTACTTGTGCAGGGTTTGCTCTATGTATCATATAGGTAGATTACATAATAAATAGTTGAGAATATGAAGAAGAAAGGATATTACGAATACGGAAACGAAATCTACCCGCAAAGACTTTGGGTACATATCGGAAAGGATTTGCCCGAATTGATAAATGCGGAGTTTGATGGTTGTAATCCGCCAAATGACGGATATGTTGGTATTGCTTACGACAAGGCTATCAGAAAGAGCGATGATAGATATGGAATTTTAGTTTCGTTTAAGAGTTCTAAAGTTATGACTATGAGTGTTTGTTGCCACGAAGCAAGCCACGCTTGCGATGCAATAGAAAATGGTATTGGTATGGAGCACGGCGATGAGCCTTCTGCCTACTTGATGGGCTGGATTGCGTCTTGCATCAACAAGGCTCGTTTGGGTATTGGGGATTTCGTTGAGCTAAAAGATAAGGAGGAATAGCTTATGAATTATGAAGAAACTAACATAGGAACTATGTTTATTGCACCTGCGTCATATTTTATCGAAGAACTCGAAGAGCAAGAAAAGGAAATTTTCAAAAACAGAGTCTTTCAATATGATAATCTGGTTTGCGGAATTGTCGACAAGATTGACTCTAAGCGCGGTTATGTTTGGGCGACGTTCAAAGTTCCAGACAACAACTACGTCGATCCAGGAATAACCATAGCAATAGACTTCAAGGCTAATTGGTGCAGGTTTTGTGTCGTTAAAGGCGGAAAGAGGTTCAGTTTCTATCAGTTTCTCTGTCTCAAAGAGCAGGATATTATAGACATAATTAAAAAAGAACAGAGATATGGCAAGAAAGAAGGATTACAGCAAGGAGCGTATGGCTCTTTATGACAAGTTCGTGGATGTGTTTAACGAGACGGACGGGGCGATGCCTGGCGACGAGATATTGTCGGCTATCGCGGACTTTGCGGGCGTTACTGTGGCGTATGTGTCACGGGCGGTGGGGCTTGACCAGGAGAAGGTGCTGTTCGCTTTCTTTGACCTGTTGGTAGGGGCTGCACAGAAGGCGAAAGAGGAATGCGGAGAGGAGAAGGGAAGCTGATGAAGTGCAGGGACTGTGTTATGTTTCGGGAGGAGGACGCTGACAGTCCTCCTGCCTGTTGGAGAGGCGAGAAGGAGGAGTTTGCGAGAGGCGATGATGAGGCTTGCGACCGCTACCGACCGCTGGGAATCGCTTACAAAAGCTGGGAATCGCTTACAAAAAAAGGAATCGCTTACAAAAAAAGGAATCGCTTACAAAAAAAGGAATAAGATAACTATAAAAATAAATATTACGTATGGAGAAGAGATATATAGGGATTGACCCTGGGGAGCATGGTGGCATTGCAGTGCTTTCGGCAGACGGGTCGGTTGTAGAGGTGGTGAAGATGCCGGGGACAGCTCGTGACTTGCTGGACTTTCTTCGTCGTTATAAGGACGATAGTGTCTGCGTGTTAGAGAGGGTCGGCGGTATGCCGGGTAACGGCGCTCATGCGATGTTTAACTTCGGCAAGGGTTTCGGACATCTTCAGATGGCGCTTCTGGCGTTGGAGATTCCTACTGAGGACGTTACCCCTAACAAGTGGGAGAAGGCGTTCCAGATGGGCAGCTCGGGGAAGTTCACGAAGAGAGAATGGAAGAATCTGCTGAAGGCTAAGGCTCAGCAGCTGTTTCCGAAGCTCGGCAGAAAGGTGACGCTTGACACGTGCGATGCGCTGCTGATAGCGGAGTATGGCAGGAGGTTAGGGCTGTAAGGGCTGCTTGGTGATGATCAATTATTGTTAAATGTTATAAAGGATTATTGTTATGATTGATTTTGGTAAGAAGGTTTATTCGGGTAATTTCCTGATTATGAAGAAGGTTAAGACTTTGAGTAAAAAGGAGATGGCTCGGCTCCGTGAGATGAACGGGACGAATAAGGAGATGTGTAAGAAGCTGAGCCGTTCGGGGCTTCCCTATATCCGCGTGGAGACTATCGGCGGCGACTGGGCTGTGGAGTTTATGCTTGGCACTACTGTCTATGACGCCATCGAGGCGCTTGACGTGAAGAAGGACGGGCGTGGAGACTGGAGAGTGACCGGCGTTGACGGCGAGAACTCGAAGTTTGTGTTTACGAGCATGTATATGGACACCTCCGTGGTGGGGGACGAGCAGTATCAGGCAGACAAGTGCAAGGCTCTGACGGAGTATCTGAAGCGTAGCGGAGAGAAGGCCGTAGATGCGACGGAGAAGGAGTGTGGAAGCGGAAAGGAGGACGTAGATGGCAAAGAGTAGCGGCGAGTATATCGACATGCTGTTCTCGCAGCTTCTCACGATGAGCATGGACGACAAGTATGAGTTTCAGGCTCTTCGTGGCGACTGGGGCAATACGAACAGCGCTAAGTATAACGACATGTTGGCTCGTTTCTGCCGTAACATACGCGAGCTGGCAAAGAACTGTCCTGTGAAGTATTTTGCCTTTGCGTTCTATATGTTCGACGGCAGGATATACGAGGTGGTGGACGTGAGCGTCATCGAACAGGCGTATCAGCTTCTGTTGGAGAAGCTCTGTGTGGCGCCGGTGATGAACCGTACGAGCCTTCGCAAGGAGATATTCATCGCGACGATAAAGAACTATAACACTCTTGTGCCTCAGTTTGACATCGTGGCGTTCAGAAACGGCGTTGTGGACTTCACCTTATCCCGCAAGACGAAGCCCGAGGCGATGCCATTCTCTCCGCATTATCACGTGACGTACTATCATCCATACGACTTTGACCCTAAGGCGAAGTGCCCGTTGTGGAACCGCTTCCTTATGGACGTGCTTCCTGACAAGGACTCGCGTGACATCCTCCAGATGTTCCTCGGTCTTGGTCTTGTCCAGCGTGGTGATGCCTTTAACGTGTATGACGGCAAGGTGGTGAACAAGATAGAGCTGTGTCTGATGATGATCGGTTCGGGTGCTAACGGAAAGAGCGTCATCTTCGAGGTGATGTGTGCGCTGTTCGGTCCTGACCGCATATCGAAGATGGACTATGCCGACCTGACCGCCGACGGTGACGAGGGTATGCGCGGTCGCTATCCTATCCGTAACGCCATCTTCAACTGGTCGAGCGATTCTGACGTTCGCAAGTTCGGCAAGAAGAACACGGGTATGTTCAAGCGCCTTGTGAGCGGCGAGCCTATTACTTACAGAAAGCTTGGCGAGGACGTCTTTGAGTCGCGTTCTGTGCCTTACCTTATCTTCAGTCTTAACAGCGAACCGGAGAGCAACGACACGTCTCTCGGCATGATACGCCGCTTGCAGTATGTGAACTTCGAGGTGACCGTCCCGAAGGAGAAGCAGGACCCTGAATTAGCTTCGAAGATTATCAACAAGGAGCTTTCCGGTGTATTCAACTGGCTGCTTGAGGGCGAGAGGAAGCTCAGAGAGCGTCACTTCAGATTCCCTGAGGCAGAGGGTTCGAAGAAGCATCGTATCATGGCTTATCTGAAGAGTCAGCCGGTGCTTTCCTGGCTGATGGCTTACGACATCAAACACCAGCGCCGTGTGTCGAACGAGATTGGCCTGAGGATTCCTGTGTCGTTGCTCTATGAGAGCTTCGTGCAGTTCTGTAACGACAATAACCTCGACGACAATGATATCCCTTCGAGCAACAAGTTCAGTAGGGTGTTGTGGGACGACTGCCACTTTGTGAAGAAGAAGACCCCGAAGTGTATCGCTTATGAGGTGTATGGCGTGACAGAGGCTGACCTTAGACAGCACTTCATCATATCCGAGATGACAGGTAAGGACTATGGTGAGGAGGTAGGGTTTATCAAGGAGGATGTGAAGTGATAAGATAAACATTAAGAAAGAAATGGAAGATAAGGAGAAGATAGAGCAGCCTTCTTTGGATATTCAGAAGATTCTGGATGATGTGATGGCTGCTGAGAGCACAGATGTGGTGTTTCTCGGTAAGAAGAGGAAGATAGGGTGGCTTAGCAATGGCACGGTGCGACGGTTTACGCATGTGGTGATGAAGGAGAAGAACGAGGCTAAGCGCAACTGCAAGCTTTGTGCCTTGGTGCTGCTTAACAACATCTGGAAGATACGTCTGCGTTATGCGCTGCTTTGGCGCTGGCTGTACTATGTGAAGGATGTGAATGCGGTGGAGATACTTCGTGTGGTGGATGTAGCGAAAAAAAAAATTCCATCGACAGCGTGCTCTCTGCTTACCATATTAGCGACCGGGATGACGGACGTGATGATGGCGATGACAAAGGAGGAAGTAAAAGCTATCCAAGCCGAACAAGCTGGGGCGCAGCCTACTCGTTAGCCGAGAAGTTCGGCTTCCTCTTTGAGCGTAAGTTCGGTATAAGGGCTTACGACTACTGGTGGGGCTATTCTGCGGCTCAGATTGGGCTGATGGTGGCTGACCAGCCTCTTGTGGTGTATCCGAAGGGTGAAGCCAAGAACGCCGACGGTAGCAAGAAGCATACGGCGGAAGAGATGGACAAGCTTTGGGATGACTGGCAGAGGAAGAAGCAGAAAGAGGGTAGCTTAGTGGGAAAGAAGGTGAACCTCGGTGAGTATTTGAAGGGAGGCTTGTGATATTTATTGTTAACTTTTATTAAGGATAAAATATGATTGAGAAGTTTGTTGAGATTGTGGAAGACAAGGCGGCTCTTGAACTTGGGCTGCGTGTGATAATGGAGGTGGCAGAGACTAAGAATCTGCCGCCTGTTGGGGTGCTTCCCACGTTTAATGACGAGCTTATTGCTGATATGTTTAACAAGACGCTTGAGCTTGTGGCGGGAAAGAAGTTTCCTGAGGACGTGGGCGACTCGGGAGGAATCTGATTCTTTGCAGAGAAGGACTAAGGGCAAAAGAAAAGCGGCTACCATCACTGGTAGCCGCTTTTTTGTCAAAACAACATGTAAATAATCACTTATACGAAACATCCATTGCAAAAATACGATATTATTTTATTATTACCTTGAGTGGCAGCTTGCATTAACACTGGTTAACTATTTCTTTTTCTTTTGCGCTGTTGCCATTCCGTTTTGGAAGATGAGGCATTCCTCGCAGCGGTTGGGGTATTGGACCGGTAGGTGGAAATGGACGGTGTTTGACTCGGTGTCTATCTCGTCCTGCTTGATCTTGTTGTAGTCTGCGATAAGGGAGACTATCTTCAGCCAGTCGGGTGAGCCTTTCGTGGCTTTCTGCTCTGCTGCTACGAGCTTTCGCAGGATGGACTCCTTGGAGGTTTCCTTGGTAAGCTCCTCGGCTGTTATTTCCTCGGTCTTTGGGGCGTTTCTGCCTTGCAGTTCAGCGATGCGTGTCTGTACTGAGTCGAGGGCTTCGAGCTTCGCTATTTCTTTTTGGAGTTCTGCTTTCGGCCAGGTAAGTCCTTTGCCGTTGAAGGCTACCGCCCAAGCATCGTGCTGCGACCATCCTACTGCCCGCAGGTCGGCGTAGATGAGGTAAGCTGGGTCTGACATGCCGTACTTCTTCTTGAGAGAGTGGACGGCTACTGAGAGTGTGTAATCTGACATAGTGTATGGCTATTTAATCTTCGTTGTAAATGAATTTTATGAAGCACACGCAGTTGGTGTGGAACGGGGGGAAGGGGTCGCCGAAGTGGTGGACGTAGGCGGTTTCATCATCACAAACTGCGCAGGGATATGAACTGCCTCTATGGACTGTGAAGCCTATGGCTCCTGACTCCTTTCCGTACTGCTGTTCGGCTATTCCCCATGCTACGGCTACCATCTGGCGGGCGTTCCTTGTTATGTTCTGGAAGGCTGAATGGAAGATGCCTTTGCCGTAGGACGGTGTGGCTATGCTGATGTCCTTTGTCCTTGCCTTCGTGATGACAGAGGCGAGGTAGGGATTCTTGTAGCCGGTGCGGACGGATGAGAGGAGCTGCGTGTCGGTGTAGCCCATCATTATGCCTGCCTTGGACATTCTTACGATGTCCTCGGCAAAGTTACGGAGGTATATGGCGGTTCGCTGTGCCGATGTCTTGCCATAATATTCCGACGTTAGGAAGCTCTCGACCTCTTCCGATGAGATGTTGAGGTGTGTGGTGGCGGCTACGGCGTAGTCATGGATCTGGCGTTCGATGCCATCCGCGAGCTTTGAGGTGATGGTCTGGGCTTCGCGGAGAAGCGCCTGTTCGTTGGAGAGGACGTTTCCGCGACGGTACTTCCCTGCCACCTGCGTGATTTGCTTGGCGGCAGAGAAGAGGAGCTTTGTGATGCGTGACTCGCAGGCGAGCTGTGCCTTGGAGCGAAGTGTGGCGTATTCTGCTGACATAGTGTAGGGAATTAAGAAAGCCTCTTTTTAGTGTTTACGGTTGTAGGCGTCCCAATTGTTTCTGCCGGGGTAATTATTGTTCTCGTCCCAGTCTTTTCCTGACCGGTTGGGGCGTCCTGCCTTTCTTCCTCCTCCAGTGTTGACGTCGGAACCACTTTGCTGTTTGTTGATTCTGGCGGTGGCTTCCTGCTGTTCTATGGCGTTCTCGGTTTCGTTGTCGGCACGCTGCATGTCCATGAGGAGGTCTTGCTGGTCTTCCTCCTTCTGCTCACGCATGATGCGCTCGAACTCTCCGTTCTTCGGGAAGTCGGGGCAGCGTTCGGAGGCTGTCTGCTTGGAGAGGAAGTGGTTTTGTACGGCTGTGGCGAGGTTTGTGATCAGCTCCGTCTTGTTGGCGTGGGTGTACGGTGATATCCATGCGTTGATGGGAAGACCTGTCATTGTGGCGACATAATTCTCCTCCGTGCCGATGCCGAACTTGCAGATGGTGACGAGCTTGTCGAGGAACGGCTGTAGCTTCTGTGCGTCGTTCATGGCAATCTCAAGAGCTGGCGAATAGAGAAGCTTTATGGCTACGCCTGGGAGGTCTCCAGACTTGAGTTCAGGCGGCTTGACGGTGAACGACAGCTCGTAGATGAGGTCGTATGACTTGTTGAGCTGTGTGGCGAATGCGTTGGACGCATCCGTTCCGTTGAGGAATCCTGCCTCGCTGTCCGTGTCGTTCATCGCAATGGACTTTACGGCTCCGGTCACCTCATCCCCTATGATGTTGACGTCCTCTCCGTCTCCCTTGACGTAGAAGATGGGGAATGCGTATGCCTTGTTGTTCTCGCAGAGATAAGAGAAGGCTTCCTCGTAGTCCTCGATGTTGTGCTGCACCATGAACCAACAGGGTCCGTCCTCGTTACGTGCGTAAGCCACTGGCACGAACGGGAATCTGTGCGGCTTTTCCTCTACGAGATTATATCCGTCGATGCCGAAGAACTTGGCTACATACGTGATGACCTTCTGTGTCTTGCCTTGCGCTACGCTTCGCTTGAAGCGATAGAACTTGGTCTTGTCCCACACCTCGACCCATTCCGTAATCTCGTTGCCCTCGTCGTCAAAGTCGCTGAAACGTCTTGCGAAGCACAGGAGGTCTCCGGTGAGTGAATCGAACTGCGGATAGAGTCGGTCGCCGCGGTCGTATGATAGCGTTCGTGTTCCGAATTTTCCGTTCTCGTCGAAATAGCCCACGATGGCACAGTCTGCCACCTTCATGTATGCGCTGATGGCCTCGAAGAAACGTATTTCCATATCGTGCATGAGCCATCCCTTCTTGAATACATTGAGATATTTCTGAGCCTTGTCAGCCTCCTCCCTGCTGTCATCTCCGCTGTCAGCAAGCTCGAACTGCACGTCGTTGCCCGTAAGATGGAGCACGTGCTTCGTGTGGATGAGCTGCTGGAAGGCGAACGCCGTTCTTGTGATGGGCTGCTGATACCACTTGCCAGTGTCGGGGTCCTGCTTCCATATATCGGGATATTCCTTGGTGTCGAAGATGCGGTGTCCTGTAGGATAGAACTCGCGCAGGAAGTCAGCCTGCGTCTTTATGTTGCGATAGACAGAGTCTTCCGGTATATTAGGCGTTGCGTCTTCTCTGATGTTGGTTGTCCACGCTCCGTGCTTCTTGTATCCCTTCGGCGTAATCTCGAAGAACGGCTTCTTGACAAGAATCTCTCTTACCTTTAAAATCTCCATAATCCTTTTACCTTATTGTGTTTTTTCTTTATTAAGCTGAAAATCATCCTGTAGAACCAAGACTCGAAGAAGTCGGGCGAGTGTCCTACGTATCTCTTTGCAAGCTTCTTCGGCAGTAGCTTGAATCCCCGGTCGCTGCTGTTCTCGTCGCGTCTGAGCATCTTTCGCTCCTTCTGTAGGATCTGGCGCAGCGTCCACTTTTCGAATCCGTCTCCCGAATACTTGCGCTCAAGCAGCGAGGCGTCTATGGATATGCGACGTTCCTTTACCATCTTGTAGAAGAGCCACGCGCACTGCGACTTGAGGTCTTTGTAGAGGTATTTGATACCATCCTCCTCCTTTCGTGACTGTGCCAATGGCGCAGCCTGATTGTTGAAGGGTACGGCATCCTTGAAGAATCCCTTGAAGTACTGTCCGATGCCCTGCATATCGTACGTGAAATTGGACTCCTCCACTCCCCATTCGCGCAGCTTCGCCTCGACGGTGGAGACGAGTGTCTTGGAATCGAGTCGCAGTACGATAAGGTCCTTGCAGTGCCATCCTACCCATAGCCACATCACGAAATTGTCACCTCCCGTGAAAGCGATGTCGGCAGAAGCCCGTCTGATGCCGTCGTCGGTCTGTTCGGCGTTGTCGAAGATGGCTTCGAGGTCGTCCATCTTTATCATGTCGTCTCCAGCCGCCTTCCAGTTCCAGTTGGCTTCGAGGTCGCGCATTCGCTGTTCCTCGTCCTGCTGCGCAAGGTTGGCGAGATAAGACACGTCGGTGGAGATGAGCTTGATGTTTTCGGACACGTCGGCACGTATGAAGGTGGCTGACTTGATGAACATCTCGAGCTTGGAATAGCCAAGTTCTTCGTAGCTGGGCTTCCAGAGCTTGTCGATGATGCCCTTGCACTGCTCGTAGACCTCCTCGCGTGTGTCTCCCCAGTAGATAGAGTCGGGTGTGTCTCCGTCCATGAAGCAGTAGCGTATGACTCCGTCACGCTCGGGTATGATGTAGCCGTCTTCGTCCACCCACCAGTCGATGAACTTGCGTACCCATGACTCGGGGTCGGGGTTACAGGTTATCCAGAAGCGGTTTCGGATTTGTGATGCGTTACGGTTGGTCTTTATGAGGAACTTGAATTTCTTGAACGGTATCTGTGTACCCTCATCGACACAGATATAGGCGTACTGACGACCTCGGAAGCGCTCCTCGAAATCCTTTAGTGCTCCTTCGAAATACGAGAACTTAAGCCATCCTCCGCTGGCAAAGTTCCATGTCATGTCGTTCTGGGACTTGTTGTATGTGCCGAACTGGGAGAAGAGCTTGTAGGAATCGGAGATTAGGGACTGAAGGTCGTCTTTCTCCTTTCGTAGTATCGTGGCATGGAAGTCTGGGTTCTTGATGTCCTTCAGGACTTCCATGAGAGAACTAAAACTCTTACTACCGCCGCGGGAGCCTCCGACGATTTTGATGTCGGCGTCGATGGCGAGCATACGTTCCTGTCCTCCCCGTTGGTCTATGATTTTGAGCCGGTCGGGATGGCGTTTGTCTGCGTCTCGGAGAGACTGTATGTACTCCTGGGTGTAGACAGGAGAGCCGTCGCGTAGGCGGTATGGTGAGAGTTTTGTCATGTTATCCTGTTGATAATGGGGTGTTTAGGGGCTTTGTTTAATATTTTATGTATGTTTATGCAAAAATAATGGATTTTTCTTGGATAGATGTATATTTATGCGTATTTTTGCGATATAAAATGTATATTTATGCAATTAGTAAGGTGAAGGACTCACTTTACATAAACACAAATCAGAATGACGATAGAGGAACTATTGGAATTGGTGAACAAGAAGGAGGACACTTCTAAGTTTACCTCACTCAGCAAGAAGAGCATTGACGAAGAGCTTAATGACGTTCTTGGTGAGATGGGTGACGATGATGACGAGAATGACAGAATCGTTACCAAGTTGGCAAACCGACTCAAGCGCATGGACAAGAATCTGCACAAGAACATAGCTGACGAGCTGAAGAAGAGCAGAGAGGAAGCCGAGCGCAAGAAGAAGGAAGAGGAGGAACGCAAAGGAAAGAAGGACGGGGAGGACACTCCCGACGATAAGTACGACAAGCTGCTTGCAAAACTCGAAGCACTCGAAAAGGCCAACGAGGAGCGCGACAAGAAGGCATCAAGAGCCGCTACAATCGAAGCGGTCAGAAAAGGCTTGAAGGACAAGTTTGACAAGGCAAAGCTCGAACTTAACGATTTCTTTCTTGACACTGCAATCTCCAAGCTTGAAATTCCCGACAAGGATGCCGATGTAACCGATCTGGTTTCAAAGGCGGAGGGTATCTACACTACCGACTTCAAGCGTGCTACAGGCAACACCGCGATACCGCGCATGGGCAGCGGCTCTTCTTCTGGCGGCGGCAGGACAATTCCTGACGACGAGTGGGATGACATCATCGAACCGAAAGAAAAGTAAACATTTTAATTTTTAAGGTAAAAAGTTATGGATAACAACAAGGATTACTACGGACAGATGCTGGCGCAGGGTGCAGTCAATGCTACCGGCGCTGTAATCTTGCAGTCAGAAATGACTATAGGTGGTCAGCGCCATGTGTTCGTTGACCTGCCTGGTGCCGTTAAGGAAGCGTTCCGTCGCCCTCCGATTGGCGGTGTCCTGAAAAACCCGTTCCCTGGTCCAGCCAAGATTTACGCTGGCGACTTGATCGAGCACAGCCTTGGTTTCGCTGACAACAGCGGCGGCACAATCAAGATTCTCAAGAGCTACGAGGTGGCTAAGGCTACCGATGCCGCTACGGATACGGCCATCTACATCACACGCGACGGCTATCACCATATTCCGTTTGTCGGCGACAATCTCATGGTTGGTCAGAAGGACTTCAAGACAAAGAGCAAGGGTGTGCTCGTGACTGCGGTGGAGGCAACCACCGACGCGACAGCCGGCGACGTATGGAAGGTGACCCTCAGCGAGACTCTCGGCACTTTGACCGTGGGCACAGTACTGGTGGAGGCAGAGAAGGCAGGCGCAACCGTTTTGCCTATGGTTACAAACCCGAACTGCTTTGCTCCGTGCGACGTTGACATGCCATTCCACGCACTTGCCGGCAGTGATAAGTTCTATGCTCCGCGCTACCTCAACGACTTCTGCCTGCTCGGCACTGACGTGGTAATGTGGAAGTCACGCATGAGTCCGATTCCGCCGGCTGTAGAGGCGATGAACAAGAGCCGCTACGCAGAGTGGTGGTACGCAGAGAACTAATCGGAAAAACACACAACACAAAAACGAAAAGATATGCCAAAGTTTGATTTTAACAATTCCCGAAAGGCGCGTTTTTTCAGCGATCCCGAGAATACAAGATACTTGCAGAAGTTTATCGACAAGAAGGACATCTTCCATGTGAACTACGGCTGGTATCTCACGCAGGGTCGTATCGCGCCTGACCTCACGCCTACCAACCATAAGGGCGTGGCTACATTCTCAGTTGAGGCATCCGCTTTGCAGGCTGCGACACTCGCCAACCTCCGTGCTCCTCTCGCAGGCTCGTTCCAGAAGGACAAGGGTGCGTTGGAAGTTTATTCTGCCACTATCCCCGACTTCATTACTGACGGCTTCAAGGAAACCGCAGAGGAGCGCAACTACCGCGAGAAGCAGTTTGAGGAGTTCGGCAACGACAGCGACCTCGTAAAGCAGTGGCGCGACGAGACCCAGACGTTGATGGACTCTCTTGACATGACCATGAACTACATGGTTGCGAAGCTGGCTACAACCGGTGAGCTTGACTACACGGGTATCGCTCGCGGTATTCAGATTCCGCTTCACAAGGTGCCAATCCCGAAGGAGAATTTCAGAAAGTGCGGCAAGCTCGAATGGGCTAACGCTGAATGTAACATCCTCGAACAGATGCGCAAGATTGAAAGCGAGTGGCGCGAGGAGTTCGGCCAGAGCCGTCTCGCCCTTGTATGGCAGATGACCTATGACACCTTCTACAACACCTTCCTTGGCAACAAGCAGATTAAGGAACTGTACATCAACTGGTGCAAGGCACATTATGTTGCTTACGTCGAGGATTACGGCGTGAACACCGAGATGTTCCTCAAGGCATTCGCTGACATTCAGGGAATCTCACGCATTGAGATTGTTGACGAGGAGGAGCGCAACCTCAAGTTCGACGGCTCGGTTGTCAAGGTTAAGGGCTGGAGTGACAACATTGTCGTTCTCCGTCCTGCCGGTGACGCTTTCGAGTACGAGCGCAAGCAGATTGCTGACAAGCCGATGTTTGAGAAGTACGGAAACAACATCGTTCAGAAGGTGTTCGCGCAGACAAACAAGGGTCTCGGTCTGCTCTGCAACACAACAGTCGCCAATGGTGACTACAAGGAGTGGCATACCGACCTCATGTTTGCCGCAGTCCCTGCGATGCTGGACTTCCCTTATCGTTGGATTATCGACATCACAAAGAAGGGCTAGATGGTTTAACGTAACTTGAGAGAATGATTATGGCTTCGGAGAATGGTTTTCTTTCGGTGACTGACTACCTTATCAACAAGGTGAGGTTCGGTATACCCCGTGCGGCTCTGCTGTCCATTTTGGTGGACAGGGAGCTGGATGGCGGCATGGAATATCTTTCCTGCGAAAAGGATAAGGTTCGGCTGGCTTATGCCGACATGCTGAAATGGTATGTCCTTGGTGCGAGCAAGGTGAACAATACCTCTGATGCCGACAATAACTGGAGTCATACGGAGGGAGGATATGAACTGTCCTCGGCGGACATCGCTGCCTTGAAGGCGGAGGCTAACGCCATCTACGAGGAGCTGGACAAGAGTTCGGTGTTCAAGCGCAAATCGACCTTCCGTATGACTTCTCACGGCGTGAAGCGTGCGTCCCGTGACGGATGCGGGATGCCCGTTCCTCACATAATCAGATAACGCAGCATCATGGAGACAGGAATCATCAACAACCCACGCTATCCTCACAGGGTCACGATAGTGAGGCTTGTGCCTGGGAAGGGCGACGAGGACAATCCGTTCGCTGACGACGACGCTCCCGTGAACGACGAGGAGGTGGTGCTCTACGACGGCAAAGGCAGGAGCTTTACGGACACAACGACGACCGGTGACAAGAACGTGGACGAGAACAAGAGAAAGGCTTCGATACCAATGAGGTTCGACGACTGGAAGGCGGGTGGCTTTCCTCTTGACGGCGACACGATAAGAGTGAGGGTCGGGAACCATACTGAGGAAGGCATGGTGAAGGACTGCGAGGGTGACAATAACAGGACCGTGGTGTACTGGAGTCTGAGGAGGGTGTGAAAGGGCAGTCTTGTGATAGGCGGCTCTAGCGGGGCTAGCAGGACTAGGGGCTGGCGCCGTTTGTAGGAAGAAGAAAGGAGGAGGATTGTATGGCTAAGAGAGATTCTTTGGGTGAGCAATTCAGAGCTACTGTAAGTTCTAAGCTTATGATTATAGCGAGCAAGACGATGAAGGATCTGCTACATAAGGCGGCACGTGAGATTTGCGCGAGTGTTGAGGACTATATACAGGCGGCTGGCATGAGGAACATTACGGGTAATACCTATCGTTCCTTTACCATAGGAATATACGAAGACCGTGAACTCATAGACATTGTCACTACCGAGGGCAAGAACCCGACGATGCGTACGCTGAGAAAGGGGCAGGCTTATCCTCTCGACAAATACTATGACGGCTCTGATGCCGACTCGCTTGGCAGATACGTCGGAACGGAAGGACACGGCGGTCAGTATGGCCCGACGTTAGGAAGGGCGAGAATACATTCCATGACTCCCAAGAGCCGTGCGAGATGGCAGATGTTATGTATCTGCCCTGTGGAATATGCCCAGTATGACGCCCTGAACCACATACACAACATGATGAGTGCAGCAAGGGATGATATGGCTATAGCCATTGCGAACTGCGCCATAAGGGTGAAGGTTGTGGATCACGTAAAATCCGTATCGAAGTTCACAAAATATACGTAAGGCATGAACATTAAAGATATGTACTATGATGTCGGGAATGCTGTTAAGGGTGTTTGCGACAGGGTTTATGCCCATGACCGTCCTAAGGCTGTGAGTGACAGGCCTGACAGCTATATCGTGGTGGTATTTCCTTCTGTGATTCTTAACAATGAGATGAACAGTGAAGGGACGTTCAATGACTATACCACTACGGCTCAGATAGAGATATATGTGAGGAACAAGGTGTCGGCAAAGAATCCAGGGGCGTTTGACGTGTCTGCGGTGTCCGAGAAGGTCAGTGCGGTAATGAAAAAGTTTCCGATCTCGACGGACAACATCATCGTAATGAAACCGCGCGTTACCCTGCAAACGGACGACGGTGACGGTTTTTCGGTGACGATAGTGCAGGGACAGCTGAGGACGAGGTGAGAAGCTTATGATAGGCTGCTTGCCGGCTGGATATTATGAGAATGAATGTTTTTGGGATAATTTACTATTTAAAAAAAATTAAGGATTATGGCAATGAAGAAAATTCTTGAGCTTAAAGACCGATTTGTAGGTCCTAAGTCTATCTTGTTCTCAAAGAGTCTGATAGACCTGTCGAAGGGGACAATCGAGTTTACCCCGGAGTTGGAGCTTCCCGTGGAGGTGGACTCACTGAAGGCAACGATGGAAGACCCGACTGTCAATCACTATAAGGTAATCGGTCTTGGCGGCGATTGGGCGACCACCGCAGAGCTTGGTGACTTTAACGTAGAGTTGGTTGTTCCTTCCAAAGCCAAGGACTTGCTCTCTGCAATGTTCGGCGAGGACGCTGTCAGCGAAATCACCAAGTTTACCATCAAGGGTTCTGGCGATGCAGCTCTTGACGTTACAACGGGTTATACCGGTACTGCATTGGAGGCAAAGAAGTTTAAGATGACCGGTACTATCTGTATCGTAGACGAGACAAAGGAGAACCTGATGGTCATCACAAACCTCTCGCTCTATGCAACTATGCAGTGGGATGAAACAGGAACCAAGCCTGTTGCATTCAAGTTTAGCGGTTCTGTTGAGGGTGCTGGTTTGAAGAGCGTTGCTTGGCTTACAAAGGCGGCTGTGTCAGCGTAGCAGGAGCTAAGGACAGGAATGGGGGCGAGGAGCAGTGGGCTGAAAGTGGCTGCTGCTCCTCGCTTTTTTTGGGGGGCTGGCGCCGTTATGAGGAGAGTGAGAAGGATTGTTTTTTAGAATAGGATAATGTAAGGATGTTATGGCAGACGGAAATATTGGTAGTTTGTGGTTGAGTCTTGGGATTAGGGACGAGATGAGCAAGTCCATCGAGAAGATAACCAAGGGTATGAGGGGCGTGGACGAGGCTACGCAAAAAGCTAAGCGGGAGGGAGAGAGCCTTGTCAAGGCGCTTGAAGGCATCAACGGGAATAACTTTGCGAGGGTATTCAGAGAGGCGAATGCGTATATCGCCAAGAACTCAAAGGAGATATCCGGCATAGCCAAGATACTCAAAAATCTTGGAGACAGCAACGCGTTTACGGGGACGCTGTTAAAAGCCAAAGGACTCGAAGAAACTGCGGCGGCTCTCAGAAAGGCTAATGCAGAACTGGCGGTTCTCGCGAAAACAGAAGGCAAGGAGGCGGATGTCTCACAATGGCGAACGAAGATATCGAATGCCCTTGACTATATAAAGCTGCTTCAGGACATCATCGGTCAGGAAAAGAAGCTTGACAATACCAAGGCGCTTAACCCGAACGTGGACACGAAGAGTCTGGACAACGCCAAGAAGTCGCTGGAAGGGTTTAGGGCGGAGATGACACGTCTTCTCCAAAGCGGTGGCGTGGATGACAGCAACGTACTTGGCAGCTTCAAGAAGCTGCTTGATGTGGCGAAGAAGGATGTGCAGGACATCGTGGCTACGTTTAAAAAGGATAATCCGCTTTCGCTGTTCAGCGGTGGTGCAGCGAAGGTGGAGACGGATCTTGCGCGTGTGACGGAGAAGCTGGCACGCCTCCGTGACCTTATGGCTGAGGGAACACGGAAGGGCTTTATGACGGGTATGCTTGGCGGCAGCATCACGGAGCTTGACAAAATTATGGCACGTCTTAACGCAGCGAAGCTGAATCCGACAATGCTGACGGACGCATCGCAGATGAGAAACCTTATCTCTGACGTACTCGTGGAGATGACGAAGGCAACAGTGGCGGAGAGCGCGTATAGGAGAGAGAGGGGTAAGACGGTTGAGGTTGAGAGGGCTGTAAACCAGGAGATATCGAACGAGCATAAGGCGGCGCAGCAGGAAAGGGAGCGTGACTTGCAGGCACTCTCGGACTATACCAAGCGGTATATGGAGCTGCAAGAGGCTAAGAGGAAGGCAGACGATAAGGCAGCGAAGGATGCGAAAGACAAAGCACGCCGACAGTCGGAGGCAGAACAGAGACGCATAGCATCGGATACGGCGAAGATGTCGCGCCTGTATGCTTCGATGGGATTGGGCATTGGCAAGGGCGAGCGTGTGGGTATGCGCGGACTGGAGCTTGGTGTGAATATCGCTGCGCTTGACAAGGCTTTGAGCGAGGCTGCGAAATTCAAGAAGACGATTGAGAACACCGTTGTCTCCATGATGGGCAAAGGAGACAGACCGGCATACGAGTGGTATGCGGCGCAGGTTAACCGTCTGAAGGAAAACCTGACAAACGCCACAGCGGCGCAGAAAGAGCTGAACGCGGCTCAGGAAAAGGCGAACAGAAAAGCAGCGAGTGACGATGCGAAGCGGAGAGCTGACGAGAAGCGCAAGGAGGCGGAGGCTGCAAGGGAACTTGCGCAGGCAGAGAAGCAGAGACAGAACCAGCTTGAGGTGACTCGTTCGAGAATACAGTCGATGGAGCGTGCTCTGCATAACTTGCAGGAGAAGCGATTCACCGCCAAGATGCTCGGTATAGATACGAGCGAAGCTAATGCCAAGATAGAACATTTGAAGACCCAGCTGATCGGATTGAGGAACATCCAGTTAGGTCTGAGTATGGGCGATACGAGCTTCCTTGGGCGTGTCGGCAATCTCGGCAATGGACGTGAGGTGCAGGCTGCGAACCAGTTGGCTGGCACTTACAGCAGACTGATTGGTGAGGTGGAGAAGACGAACCGCGAGAAGGAGAAGAGCATTGAGCTGGAGCGGGCACACCAGCAGGAGGTGGCGCGGACAGCTGCTAAGGTGAGGGGTGACTTGGCCAAGGCTTTTGAGCAAGCCAAGAACCATTCTTTAGGCATGAACTCTACGTTGCAGGATCTGAAGTCGCTGTTCTTGCAGGGCGGTCTGGTTTATGGCGCTCAGCAGTTTGCGATGAGTATAATCCAGGCTGGTGGTGAGATTGAGAAGCAGCACATTGCGCTCCAAAGTATCATCGGTGACGTACAGAATGCCAATGTGCTTTTCAATCAGACGAAAGAGCTGGCACTGAACTCTCCGTTCACCTTCTCCGAGCTGAACAAAGACGTGAAGCAGTTGGCCGCATACGGTGTGGAGTATGACGAGCTTTACGATACCACAAAACGACTGGCGGATATGGCCTCAGGATTGGGCGTGAGCTTCGAGCGCATAGCATTGGCGTTCGGTCAGGTGCGTTCGCGTGGATGGCTTGACGGCAAGGAGTTGAGGCAGATATCGTATGCGGGCATTCCTATTCTTCAGAAGTTGAGCGAATACTACACCAAGAAGGAAGGTCAGAAGGTCAGCACGAGTGAGGTGAAGAGCCGTATCTCGAACCGCGGCGTTGACTTCGAGGATGTGAAGAACGTGTTCTGGGAGATGACCGACGCAGGCGGTCAGTTCTACAACATGCAGCAGGTGCTCAGTGAGACTCTACTTGGCCGTTATAACAAGCTGAAGGACGCATGGGAAATCATGCTGTCTGAGTTTGCGAGCGGCAACAACCTTGTGGGCAGCTTCTTCAAGACCGCCCTTGACGGCGCAACCGCCCTCGTGCAGGCGCTTCACACCCTTGCCCTGCCGGTCGGTGCTGTCGTAGCAGGCTACGCCATGCGTAGGGCGCTGATGGGCAATACCGCCTCGAGCTTACTCTCTACCAAGGGTGGACTGGCCAAGAGCGCGATGGAGAAACAGCTTCGAGGCGAGAATCTGACACAGATAGAACGTAACATTCTGTCTACCAAGAACAAGATAACGGGAGCAGACCTCCGTAGTCTGATGATGTCAAAGCAGCTCAACCAGTCGGAGCTGGCGCGTCTGCGCATTGCAGGCAAGATAACACAGCAGCAATATCTGACCTATTCGGCTCTTCTGAAGCAGCAGACGGGCATGAACACATTTGGCATGAGAGCCAGACGTCTGCTTGTCCAGTTGAGGATGATGATGGCTGGCATGATGGCGAATCCTATGGGCGCGATGAGGAACATGTGGGGCAGTTTTACGACCTCCGCATTGGCGTCATTCCGAGTGATAGGAATGGGCGCAAAGGCATTGGGGGCTTCCCTGTGGTCCGCGATAGGCGGTCTGCCGGGGCTTATCATATCCGGCGTGACATTTGGCATAAGCTACCTTATATCGAAGTCGCAAGAACTAAAGCAGGATATGCAGCAGACTATGGACGAAATGAAGGACCGCATAAAGCAGATTGACGACTTTATGCGCGACAACAACGTGGGCAAGATAGTGCGCGGCGACAACGAAAAGGAAATAGACAATGCCATAGAATCTTACAAGGACAAAATCAGAGAGATAGCCCCTGAAAGCGCCAACGCCTTTGAAATGAAGGCGTCGGAGATAGAAAGCCACAAGGAGCGTCTGAAATACCTTGAGGAGCAGTTAAAGCTTCTGAAAGAAGCCAATAAAGTGGCCCAGGAGAAGTCGGAGAATACGGACCTCTATGAGGATCTTCGCGATAAGACCGAGAGTGCCGTAAAAGCAGCCGAAACACTCGTAAAGCGTTCATCCATCTTCGGAAAGGGAGGCGTGGACGAGGCAGAAATGGGTCTTTACGAAGATGCAGAGAAAGAGTTTGACAAGTTTATCGGTCAGCTTGCAGCAAGGTACAAGAAAGAATTTCCGAATATCGTCAACAGTACGCAGGAACAACAGGCGATGCAGACGATGCTGAAGAACTTTCTTGCGCTGAAGGGCGCGAGCGAGGAAGCCACCATGCAGATACGTTCGGCTCTGAACCGTGCGCTTGGCCTGGAGGACAAAGACATGGAACAAGCCTTCGCAAGCAAACTCATGAACATGGTGGACTCTGCCTTCCCCGAGATAGCGGACAGGATTCGCGGACACAAGGAACTGGACGCGGAAAGCAAGCGTAAAGTGGAGAACCTTATGCGAGGTGCCGTCAGCGAGCTTAGCATCGCCTATCCGAAATGGGAGACGGAGCTGCAACGCCTCCTTGCCAACTCGTCATTTGAAGCGAAGATCCAGCTTGTGTATGATACGGGAATGATAGACAACTTCGATCCGTTCACTGGACGCATATATAATAATGTGCTCGGCTCAAATATCACACAATGGAAGGAGAATGCCGAGAAGTTCCAAGAGCTTAAACCTTTGCTGAAGGGAGTAAACGATATGTATACCGCCCGCAATAACGCAAAGACCGAACTGAAGAAGCGTTATAAAATATGGGAAGCAGAGGAGGACGCCAAAAAGAAGGGCAAGGGTGACGAGGCGACAAGACTGGCAGTAAAGAAGAAATACGAAGACCTCTGGGAAGCCGCCTACTTAGGACTTGGTTATGAATATGTCCCAGAGGACAAGAAGAGCAACAGAGTGCCTAAGGGTAAGGGTGACAAGGAAGATAAGGTGCTGAAGGCTTGGGAGGAGCGTCTTAATGCGTTTAAGTCTGCCCGTCAGATGTATCAGAAGTATAAGGGGCTTCCCAACTGGGGAGCCAAGAAGGCTGACGATATGGTCAGAGGGCTGTTTCCTGAGGTGGGCGACCTTAGCTTCGACAAGTATCTGGAGAGTCTGGAGAAGTTAGAGAAGGCGCTGAAGCCTACCACCCCGGAGAGAAAGAAAGCCATTACCGCGCTGCATAGGGAGAGAAGCGAATGGAAATACTCCGAGATGCTGAAACCCGAGGCAGACCGACTGGCTGCTGACTTTGCGGAGATACTGGAAAGAGGCATCCGCCAGGCAGACCTCCATAAGGCGCTGATGGAGAAGACAGGAGACGAGAACTTCGCCTCACTTGCCTTCAGAGACGGCATGATGTGGGACGACCAGACCCGCGGTATGGCCCAGATGTTCGAGGAAATGACCGGCAGGAAGATAGATGGTCTGCTGGACGCTACCGACGCCACAGCCAAGAAGGCATTGGAGGACAACACCGACGCCTATAACCTGTGGAAGAAGATAACCGACCTCGTCAGAAACAACTATACGGGTTACCTTGAGAAAGCCGCTGACGCCATCAAGGAGACGGCGACTTGGGAGGAGAAGCTGATTGCCGTGGACGCGAAGTGGGACGAGCGCATAAAGCAGGCTGACAGACGCGGTGACACCTCCACCGCCGAGCGTTTCCGTCAGATGCGTGACAAGGAGAAAGGACAGGTAATGGACGCTCAGTTCAAGCAGAGCCAGGACTACCTGAACTTCTTCGGTGCGATAACCGAGATGGGCGAAGTGAAGGCGCGTGAAGTGGCGGCAGAGATACGTCAGTATCTTAACACAGCCCTGAGAGACGGCAGCATCGACGCAAGAGAGTATGCAAAGCAGATACAGCAGATAGACGAGCAGCTGCGCAAACTGAGCGAGCGCAGAAAAGGCTTCTTCAACGGCGGCATCGTCGGCATAGCCGAGCGTAAGACGGAAGAAGGTAACGCGAAAATCTCAATGGGCGCGACCAGCGTGGCGGCTGGCGAGGAGAAGATCCGCGAGGGCAGGATAAAGGGTGACATCGCCCTTGTGGCGGAAGGACTGAAGCTCAAGGTGACCGGTGAGGACCTTATCAGAACCGGCAAGAAGCTGGTAGAAGAGGGTATGACGCTGAAGAAGCGCTTCGAGAACATCGGCAGCGCCCTCGGCGAGATAGCCAATATCGCTAACGGTATCAACGACGCCTTCAACCAAGTCAAGGACATGGCAGACGCCCTCGGCATAGACACCGAGAGTGACGGATGGCAGGACGCACAGGCAGCGATGTCGTCGCTGACCTCTATCACGGGCGGCATCTCGAAAACCTTCAAAGCCGTGAAGAGCGGTGACATCGGCGGCGCAGTGAGCGGTGTGGCAAGCATCATAACTGGCCCGATAACCGCCTTCGCCAAGGCCCATGACGCTAAGAAGGAGCGTCAGATAAAGCTGGCAGAGCGCGAGCTGAAAGCCCTCGAAAACATGCAGACCACCATCAAGAACGCCATCGAGGACAGCTTGGGCGGCATCTACAACTACCGTATGGACGCGAAGACGACGGCGAAGATGAACAAGATAGTCAGCAGCTACGAGAATGGCGAGAAGAGCAGCATCATGCGCATCGCCGGCATCAATCCGAGCGCCTACAGCAAGGAGACGTACGAGGCAGCACAGAAGAGCCTCGCTGACCCGACGGATGCCTATCAGGCAGAGCTGACGGGCCTGATGGCACAGCGAGACCAGCTACAGCGTCAGCGTGCCAACGAGGACGCCAAGAAGAAGACGGACAAGGACAAGCTGGCCGACTATGACCAACAGATAGAGGAGATGGAACGCTCTATAAAGAACGCCGCCAAGAACTTCCTCAAGGAGCTGTACGGCGTGGACATGAAGAGCTGGGCAAGCCAACTGACAGACGCCGTGGTGAGCGCCTGGGAAAAGGGCGAGGACGCCATCGACGCCTACAAGAAGAAGGCGAAGGAAATGGTGAAGGACCTCACGAAGAACATCATCGCGCAGAAGATAATGGAGCAAGCCCTTCAGAAGCCCCTCGACTTCCTGACGCAGCAGATAGAGAAGAAGGGCAGACTGGACGAGTATGACGTGACACAGCTCGCCTCCGACCTCTACTCAGCCGGTGAGAACAGCGTGGCGAACATCACCGCTGTCCTTGAGGAGCTGAAGCGCAGAGGCTGGGATTTCTCCGAGAGCGGCAGTTCATCGACCACGAACACCATAAAGGGTGTGACGGAAGAGACCGCCGACCTCCTTGCCGCATATCTGAACGCCATCCGCCTGGATGTGAGCGTGAACCGCGAGAATATCAAGGCAATAGCCACGAACGTGTCGCTCCTCCCTGCGATGAGCGAGATACAGAAGAGTCAGCTTGCAGCCATGAACCAACTCGTGACGCTCGCCCAGGTGCGTAACGACCGCATAGACGAGATAGTGACTTGGACCCGCAAGGTAAGCAACGGCTCATCAAAGATTTACGTGAAATAAGAAAGGAAACCACATGAAAGAAAGACAGTTATCCGACAAGATGAAGGCAGAGGCTATGGGACTGGGCCTCTGCCAGCAGTGGACAAACGAATGGGAGGACAACACCTCGAAGGACGAGATGGTGAGGAAGTTCGTGCGCGGCATAGACTTCTGCATAGACCACGACTGGCCCGACGTGAAGACCATAAAGCGTCAGTTCGGCGACGTGATACACAACCACGGCGTATGGGCGGACGAGAACGTCAGCGTGACGAACGCCCCGATGACCATCCTCAACGGAGAATGCGTATGCGACGCGACGTTCGACGGGACGGGCGCGGGCGAGGTGTACGTCCGTCATGGGAGCGTGCTCAGAGTGAAGGCGACCGGCTACGCACGGGTGTTCGTGACGCTGAGGGACGCGGGAGAGGTGTATGCCGAGACGGAAGGTCACGCCAAGGTGTTCGTATACAGATACGGCGGTGAGGTGAGGCTGGCGGCAGGCGACGTGACGGTACGTGAGAAGAACAAAGAATAAAAAAATATCGGATATTGCATAAATATTCACATCATAGTGTATATTTATGCAATATTTTTACTAATTTTGGGACTAAAATAGAGCAGTATGCAATATTATAAAGTGTTGATGCAAAGAGAGACGGCAGGAGCTACCGTAACGGACTCCATTTCGGCGTTCGGCATGTACTGCATGGACATTCCCTTCTTGATGGCGACCAAGGCAAAAGAGCCTTCGAAACGCGAATGGAAGGACGAGGACGGCGACGACGAATACATACCCGCCGAAGGTCTGAAGATGAGCGCCTATGAGATGAGCGTGAAGTTCGGCATGAAGGGAGACAAGGACACGGCGAACAAGAACCTGAAAGCCTTCCTCGACTATCTGCGCGGCGGCACGATGAAGCTGTACTGCGACTACACAAAGATAGGCAGGCAGAACGTGCGCTTCGTGAGCATCGGCGAAGACGCAACGCTTGTAAGAGACGCTAACGGCGACTTGCTGATAATAAAGATAACATTCAAGGTGAACGATCCTGTCACCGACATAACCCTTACGATATGAAAGAGCGTATACGAGTGTACCATAAAGACGGAAGTCTTCTGAACGACATGGAAGGCAATGCCGTGGAGCTTAGCGCCGTGGAGATGACGGACGGCTGGATGGAGGACTGCTTCGTGCAGACCACCATCGAAAGCGCGTACCCCATAAACTTCTCCATCGGCGACTACATCGTATACCGTGGCGAGCGCTATGAGCTGAACTACGACCCCGGCAAGGCGAAGACAGCAAGAGCAGGCAGTGACAGAGGCGCTTTCAGATACGAGAACGTGAAGCTGAACGCCTTGCAGGACGAGCTTGTGAGAGCGCAGTTTCTGGACGTGGTATTGGGAATGGAGAACACGGAAGAGCAGACGATACCCTACACAGCCCTTCCAAAATTCGGCTTCTACGTGCAGACCGTGGACGACCTCCTGGACCGCATACAGGCGAACATGGACGAGCAGATGGGCGCAGGACTCTGGGCGCTGTACTCACGAAACGAGGAGCGCAGTCTGCAACGAGGCTGTGACGGAACCGTATGGGAGGAGATGTATGGCAAGGGCACTACTGAGACCATCATAGACTCCGCCGCTCTGACCATCGACAACCAGAACTGCTGGAACGCCCTCGCGTTAGTGAACTCGAAATGGGACATCAACTTCGTGGTGAGAGGACGCAACGTCTTCGTGGACACGACGGGGCTGGAGGTTCCGTACGAATTTGTCTACGGCAAGCGCAGGGGTCTGTACGAGATAACACAGACCGCTGATGACAGCCAAGCCGTGACCACCCGTCTGCGTGCCTACGGAAGTGAGAAGAACCTTCCGACACACTATTATGCCAATCTGTGCGTGGACGTGTTCGGAGAAACATCGAAGATAAGCCATCTTGCCTCCTCGACGAACACCGTCCTGCATGTGACCATCCCGAGCCTTAGCTGGGCAGCAGCGGGCAGCTACTTCACGTCAGTGAGAGACGGATCGGCAGCGGAGAGCCGAGAATATAACGTGACGGTAAAGTCGGGCGACATAGAAGGCAGAGGCTATGCCGTGTCGTCAGCACGAAAGGAGGGCGAGGGGACAGTCACGATAATCCTGAACTCGTCAAACGACGAGTACGGAATGACGGTAAAGAACGTGGAAGACTTCTACACCGCAGTGATGAAAGAAAGAAAGGTGTACTTCCTTCAAGGCGTGAACAAGCAGAGCTTCCCCTCGAAGAACATGATAGCCAATACGGACCAGATGCCGTCCCACATGGCAGTGACAAGGCTGATGCTGCCGGGTTTCCCAAAGATGTCCGTAAAGGAATGGTGGGACACGCAGGCTACCGAGGAAGAGAAGGCTTGGATAAACCCGAGCGGCAAGGAACACCTTCTTTCCGAACTGAAGAACCGTCCCTACGTGGACTCGGTGAACATCAAGGAGCTTGGCGTGAGAAACGGCAGCGTGATGTTCGATACGGAGAACAAGAAGGAAGGCATCATCGAGATATATCCGACCATCGAAGAGATGACGGTGGACGGACAGCGCATAGACGAACTGAACAGCGGTTCTGCCATCAAAGACAACGGCATCTTCAAGGACGGACAGACCGTGCCTCCCTTCTCGGTAACGCTTTCCCCGAAGGTGAACTTCGACATAAACATGCTGAAGAAGGAGGACTTCACAATCAGCATGAAGGACGGCAAGTGTGGCGGCAGAGAGTTTAAGGTGAACGGATCAGTGAAGGAGAACGGCGTGTGGAAGCTGACCCTTGACCGTGTGAAAGACGATGCCTTAGAGCTGTACTTCCCGAACAAGGACTTTCAGATGGAGAGCGGAGACCACTTCGTGCTGACCGGCATAGAGATGCCCGACTCTTACGTGGAAGCTGCGTCGGCAAAACTTCTGAAATACGCCCTCGCATGGCTGGACAAGAACGACTATACGCGATACGTGTTCGAGCCGAAGGTGGATGAGATATTCATGGCGTATCAGCATGACAAGGCGAAGGCTGACGCCACCGGCAAGACGGCGAGCCTTTACGAAACCCTCAAGGCAGGCAGTATGCTGCACTTCAGCGACACAGACCTGAAGATAGACAAGAGCGGCGTCATAGAGAGACTCGTCATCCGTGAGGAGCTTGGCGGCATCCCCACCTATGATGTGACCATCAAGGAAGACAAGGACGTGGGAACGCTACAAAAGATGCAGGACGCCATAGACACGGTCACGATGAGCGTGAAGTCGGGTCTCTCGTCGGCGCAGATAGAAGGTCTGATACGCAGCAGGGGAGCGAAATACTTCCTCTCAAAGACAGATCCCGACACGGCGCAGGACGTTATCCGCTTCCTTCGCGGTCTGACAATCGGCAGGACTGGGGACGGATATGGCGTGACGGGCGAAGGGGCTGCCACGCTGAGCAGCTGTGTGGTGGAGAGCGTGCGCAACGCTGAGGCTACTGACGAGGACCGAACCATCGTGGGCGGCAAGGGCTTTGACCTCTATATGGGCAAGGACGGCAAGAGCCACCTCTACATTGACTACCTGACGGCGAGGACGAAATTCTTTGCTGCGAGTGCGGAGGTGAGAAAGGTGAGCTATTCGGGCGGCACTACGCTCTTCTCAAACGCTGGCAGCACAATAATGAAGGTGGCGCACGTACTGGATGATGCAGGAGTGGGTATCGGCTACAAATGCTATGCTGCTGCTGATGACGGCACGACACGAACGGCTAACTGGTGGCACGTGGGCATGATGGCACTGTGCCAGACCTTTAACGTGAAGGCGGGCGTGACGGAGAACCTTCAGAACCGCTACTACTGGCGTCTTGTGGTAGGTGTCGGACAGGAGACATTAGAGGACGGCAAGCTGTATGACTACGTGATACTGTCAAACAAGAGGACGTTCATGGGCAGCGAGGCTTGCGTGCCGGTGACATCGCAAAGGGTGATAGGCGCTGACGGCAAGGCGTTAGTGTTCGGCGATGTGATGATACAGGTGACCACAACGGGCGAGAAGCAGAGCTTGGCGGCGGTGTTCGAGGAGCAGGAGGGCAAGACTACTGACGACGGCAACAACGTCATAGCAAACCGCATGTTCTTCGGCTACGAGCCAGCCGCGGACGGAGGAGAGCCTGACGTGCCGCAGCCCTACGACGTGATAGTACAGGCAGGAGACCAGATACAGTGGAACCGCTTCGGCAACCTTATAAAGCTAACGACATCGACGGAGGACGGAAGCGACAACGGAAACGCGCCCGCATTGTCAATGTATCACGCTATGGGTGCGCCTTACAAGACGGGAGACACGGTGAATCCGTATCAGTGGAAGACGCTGACTTCCTTAGATTCCCCTCTCCTTGTGCTCAAGAATGCCAAGAACTTCAAGTTCTTCACCGACGACGACCCTGAAAAGGTAATCGACCCTGTGACGGTGACGTACGACCTTGTACCATCCTCGGAATATATCATCCGCAAGCCGAACTCACAGACGGCGACCCCGAACGACATAACCTTCACGCTTCGCAAGCGCACGGGCAACGTGACTGAGGACATGAAGGACGGCTATGTGCTGACGGCGGACTACACTACCACGGACGGCGAAAGCAAGAGCGGCGTGGCGATAAACCGCCTGTCTGACATCGGCGTAAGCTTCTACCTCCTCGCTTCGGTGACGGTACGGGCAACGGTCAATGCGGACAACACCACTGTAACGCTGACACTTCCGATTCTCTCGGACGGCGCGAAGGGCGATACGGGCACAAGCTTTAAGGTGCTCGGCTACGCTCTTGCCCATGCAAAGACATACACGGAGCTACAGCAGATAACGCCTACCGAGAACGGCCTTTATCTCGTTGACGATACTACGGGCATGGAAGGTGGTAACAAGCGTCCCTGCGTGGTGCAGTGGAAGAACGGAAAATATATCGTGTGTGACTCAAACGACGGCGACTCGTATAAGATAGGCGAAATACTCTGGACAAATACTGGCACGTACTGGCTGGACATCGGCAGCGTGAAGGGCGAGGGTGTGGTGATATCGGACATGAGCGTGACGTACGCCATATCTGACAGCGCTACGGTGACACCTACGGAATGGCAGTCGGCCATCATTGCCGCCACCGACGCGAAGCCCTATCTCTGGACGAGGACAACGGTGACCTACAAGGATTCGGAGGGAGAGCATACGACGGTGTCATACGCCATAGCCTACAAGGGCAAGGACGGCGACAAGGGAGACCCCGGAGCAAACGGCAAGGACGCTGTGGAGTTTATTCTAAAGAATGCGCCTCTTGTGTTTGACACAGACGAGAACGGCGTGGTATCGGCAAGTTTAAGCAAGACCGCCACCATACAAGTGATGCGTTCCGGTAATAACATCACATCGGAGGTGGGCTACCTCTTTCCGAGCAACAGCAATGTGGGATGCGGCAAGCCGACGCTTACGAAGCAGACAGACGGCATAGACGTGACGATATCGGGAGCTTCGATAAACAAGGACAGCACGCTCGGCGTGAGTGTGACGAGCGGATACGTAATCGTGTATATGGGAATCGGAAGTACGCTATACTCTCGGCAGATACCCTTTATGGTGAACGTGGCGAAGTTTACGGGCGCTATATCGGCTGACAACAAGAAGCTGCGGACGGACTATACGGAGCTGACAAACCGTGTAGGAGCAGTGGAGACGGACGTAAACGGCATCCCCATCAAGACGCAGGGAAAGCTGACGGAATACACCTCGACCATTGAGCAGACGGCACGTGAGATATCGCTGAAGGTGACGGAGGAGACCGTGAACATGGCACGTAACTGCATCGTCGGCTCGGCGCTGAGGGAATATGACGAAATAACGCCAATCAACGGTACGGAGAACGTGACGATAATGACGCAGGGCGTGGGTGGCACTAACTATGCCCAATGCTACTGTATCGGAGCCACTGCAAACTCTTGGACGGGCCTGTACTTCAAGGACGTGCGCGTGAAGCCGCAGACAAAATACATATTCAGCGTATGGATGAGAATGACGGCAAAGCCCGACAATGGCAGCTACGTGGCTATAAAGACATACAACACCTCCGTGACTGGCACGGAGGTGGCACGCATCCCGTTCCCTGACAGTCAGACACTGAACGTTTGGGCATTGTACAAGGTGGCGGTGAGCGTTCCGGCAGCATGTAACCGCCTTCTGATAGAGACAGGCGTGAGAAAGAACGGAGCGATAGACCTGTGTCGTCCGATGCTGGAAGAAGGCGATACGTACCAAGGCTGGAGCCTCTCGCCTTATGACGTAACCATAGACGATGCAGTGGTGGCGACAGGCTTAGACATCAAGAACGGCATCATCAAGGCAACGGCTGATAAATTCGAGATAAGAAACAACAACGGCGAACAGACGGCTGCCGTGAACGAGAAGGGACGCTTGGAGGTAAAGAGCGGTTTGTTTTCGGGTTTTATAGTGAAGAAGATGACGACACTCACTCCTGATAACATTTCCGAATATCTTAAAAGCTCACAGAGCAATGGCTATTTAAGCATGGACTTCTCGGCAGCTGGCTCATACGTGTGCTTTACGGGCGCGATGAAGGCGAAATATGGAGACGATTATCCTTCACCTGTACTTCCTTTTTACAATATAGGCAGTATAAGTGCATCACTCGGCGTAACGGCGGAAGAAGCAATATCCTACATAGGACAAATCGTGATAATAGCGAACAAGAGCGACACGACGGTAAACGTTATTGGCGGAGGAACTATCAAGGATGGCGGCACACAGTCGCAGTGGATAGAAACGGGCTACATGGCTGTGTTGGCTTGCGAGTTCGAGTACACATCGGTAAAGAGCTATAAAATAGTATGGAATGGATATTGTGTGAAAATATAAAATATTAAGATATGAAAAAGATACGTATAGGCAATGACATTAACTTCCGATGGACTGTCAAACGTGGCGGAGAGGCAGAAAGCTTTGAGGGGAAAACTGTCAAGGTTCTGCTGCGTAATACGTATGGTCATCGTTGTGATATTGACTGGCATACAGAACCAGGCGGTATCATCGCTGGCACGTGCTACGGCTCTACGCAGCATTACCTTGGAGCGTATACCCTCACATTAGTTGAGAACGATGGCGAACGAGGCATGAATACTGTAGATAAAATTGACGTATGGCAGCTTGTGGCACAGCAGGATAGTTCTGTTATGGAGACTAAAAATGATTGTGTCGGTTCGCAAGTAGAAACCGTCACGGCTCTCATAGAGTCGGAAATAGGTCTTGGTGGAGCAGCGCAAGTGACAATAGATGTGGAATTAAACGAAGAGTCATACAACGCCATCGCCAATGCGTCTGTAACAAAGGCTTTCAAGGAAGTGCGTAAAGATGTTGATTCTTTGAATTTGGAAATGAAGGAACTGAAACCACGTGTTGAGACGTTGGAAGAAGTTAAAACAGAAGCAATAGACCTAAAGGGCATTGATGATGCCTTTAACGAGAGCATATAGCATTACAATGAGATTTTTTACAATCTATATATCAATGTTTTATTAATTAATTTTTTTAAGAATTATGGCAAAGTATTTAGACGAGAAAGGTCTGTCAAGACTCGTTGAGAAGACCAAAGAGTATGCGGATCATTCTTCCGCAGCAGTGAAGACAGCTGTAGATGGCTATACCATCAACGGCAAAAAGATTTCCACTAACCCAGTGATTGCAAAGGCTGATGTGGGCTTGGCTAACGTGGACAACGTTAAGCAGATACCTGCATCGGAGAAGGGTAAGGCGAACGGCGTGGCAACTCTCGGCACTGACAGCAAACTTACAGCGGCACAGATGCCGGCAATGAAGACAATTAACGGTGAGAGCGTCGTGGGTTCTGGTAACATCAAAATAGACCTGTCACTCTACAAGGTTGTTACTGACTTTCCTACATCAAACATTGATGCCACGAAGATTTACTTGAAGCTTGCTTCAAGCACAGCTGAAAAGAATGTCTATGCGGAGTATATTTATACAGGTGACACAACGGCAGCATACGACGCATCAAAGTGGGAAAAATTGGGTGAGGCGCAGACATCAATTATCGTGGATGCAGCATTCTCTACATCATCGACCAATCCGGTGCAGAACAAGGTTGTCACAGCTAAGATAAATACAATTCAGGACAATCTTACCGCCCACACCACCAACAACAAGAATCCGCACGGAGTCACCAAAGTTCAGGTAGGTCTTGGCAACGTAACAAACGAGGCGCAGATACCCTTAAGCCAGAAGGGTGCAAATAACGGTGTAGCTGCTCTTGACGGTGACGGACACGTCAAGGACAGCCACCTGTGGGATGCTTCGGAAGGTTTCCACGGTCTCATTTCAGCAGACGATTGGAAGAGACTTGATGATGTGTACGGTGTCTACGACAGCAAAACCATGATGATCAATGAGGGTGCTATCCCCACATCCGCATACGGCGTAGTTGAGTTCGGCGGAATGACATCTGGAGAAACCGTTAGCATGGCAGGTTCTTCAACACGTGGAAAGATAATGTTCAACACAACCAAGAACTGTTTTGTTGAGGTTGTCGGCTCGACACAATACGGTGCGTTTGGTGACTCAAACAAGTTCGGCAACCTTTCCAATGGACTGATTAAGCCTACAGCAGGAAAGATTTACTCGATGGACAGAAGCCTGTATATGTTTGACGCAACGTCAGGCGGTCTTGTCCTCATCAACGACAGGATAGACGAGACCTACATCGAAACATTGTTCTAATTTTTAATTCATCGCTACGCTCACCTTATTGGTGGGCGTGGCTCAATTTTCTACTATGGCATATCTTGACGATAAAGGACTCTCCCACCTTGTGACGAAGCTTAAGACAATGCTTTCGTCCTATTTCAACAAGGTAGAGACAATAGGTAGCGGAAACGCCATCACTGATGTCACGATAGATGGCAACAAGCTAACCTTTAAGCGCAATACGACATTTGCAACAACCAACAATAACATAACGGTTGACTCGGCTCTCAGCAGTACATCCACCAACCCGGTGCAGAACAAGGTTGTCTATACGGCTCTCAACGGCAAGGCTTCGACAACACACAGCCACGACATCACATCCCTTAACAACGTAAGCGTCACATTGAAGAATGTCACGACGGGAGGTTGGGAAGTTATCGGTTCGGACTATAGCACGGGCACATGGCTGAGGGTCATCAAAGGTGCCAATAACGCCCCCGCATGGTACGCCCCAAAATACGCAAGCGGTCTTGCTTTCGGCGTAGGCGACATCAAGGGTGTGCTGTCATTGTCGAACTCTTTGGCAAAGGTGTGCTTCGCCTCCGGCGGAACAGCCCAAGGGACTCCAAGCTGGTATTTCACATTGACAGGAACAAAAGAAGAGGAGTATAATCTTGACAATATACCGACAGGTAAAATGGCAGCGCAGGCAGAATTGTCTTCCTCAGCATCATTAACAACCGTAATAAACAAAGTAAACGCTATTATAAAAGCATTGAAGACGGCAGGAATAATGAACTCTTAAAAAGGGATTTGGCAATGAACGATGAGCCTCAATGAGCCTTTCTAAGCCTATCTGTGCCGCTGCTTAATGGGCGCAAATAAGAAACAATAACTGACAAATAACAAATAAGAAGATGACACCTAAGGAATTTTGTAAATGGATGGCTCCTGCGGCTTATAATGCGGACATTTCGCCCGTGTTTATCATTGCTCAGGCGGCACTGGAGAGCGGATGGGGCAAGAGCACCATCGGCAAGTATAATGTATTTGGTATAACGAGAGGCGGGTGGCCTGTGGAGAAATGCCTGCTTGTCACTACGCATGAGTACTTCAAAACGAAGACGGTGAGGTTTACGGCTCCGGAGAAGGTGGTGAAAATAGAACATGTGGCTGGCAAGGGTCTGTATAAGTATACTTGCAAGCGGCTGTTCAGAAACTATGCTACTCTGGGCGAGGCTCTGAGAGACCATGCGGCTGTGCTGAAGAAATCGTGGCCGGAAGCTTGGGCGTACAGGATGAGTCCTGAGAACTACGTGAAGAAGATACAGGAGGGGCGGAAGAAGTATGCGACGGCTCCGAACTACGTGGAGACGATGGTGAAGATGTTCGGGACGGTGAGAAAGGCGATGAAGGAGGCTGGACTGAGCTGCTGAGCTTCTTGGCTTTTAGGAAGGATTATTCTTTTGTTTGGGATTTTTGTTAATGTAAAAAAGATTGATTGGATGGTTAATAACTTGACTACAAGTACGGGTAAGGCCGTCGTTTTGGGGACAATGGGAGGGGAGGCGCTGTCTGCGCTCTTCGATTTGAGATGGATGTTGGTGCTGATAGTGGTGCTGATAGTGGCGGACTTCTGGTTCGGCGTGAGCGAGAGTCTGCATAAACATGAGCATTTCCGCTTTTCGAGAGCGGGCAGAAGAACATGCAACAAGGCGGTGGACTATATCACCTACCTTATATTAGGTTCGGTGCTCGGTCTTGCTATCTTCGAGCCGTTGGGATGGACGAATCATGTGGTGACGGCGGCGGTAGGACTTGGCTTTGGGTGTGTATGGGAGGTGGACTCGATCGTCGGGCATGTGTGTGAGCTGCACGGCGTGAAGAACAGATTCTCCATAAAGCGCTTCATTGTAGCGCTGATGAAGAAGAAAGACGAGGACATCGGCGAGGCTGTGGAGGAGGCGATGAAAAAAGAGTGAAGAAGGATGAAGTTTCTAAGGAGAAACGGTTATGATGGACGAATTATATAGTAAATTTGTAGGAGCACTGTGGGGGATGTTGCTCTGCATGATGGTCAGTATGCTGACCGGCTGCGGCGCGAAGAAGCCTGCGGTACTGACAAGAACGGACAGCATGAGAGTGACGAAGGTGGCGAAGGACACTGTGTACTGGGACCGCATAGTGCTGAGATACGTGGAGAGGGCGAAGACGGACAAGACGTGGAGCAGAGACTCGACGGCTACGACCGTGGACGGAGAGGGAAACGTGAAGAAGACGGAGGCTTGGCACTGGAGGGACAGGTACGTGGAGAACTCGCTGAACACGCTAATGAAGGACAGCTTAGAGACGTACAAGGCGATGGTGGACTCGATGGCGAACATTGGCAGAAAAAACAATGACGTGCCTGTGCCGACGGTGAGAAAGCTGAGCTGGTGGGAGAGGAACATCGAGAAGCCCATCGCGTCCTGCATCGCTGTCATAATAATAGGCGCTGTGCTTCTGCTGACTCTCAGATATGCGAGAGGAAGGCTGAAGAGCAGCGGGAAGAAAGAATAAAAGGAAATTGTTTGGATTATTAGATATGGTTAATGGCTTTAGTTATTAGTTTTTTAATTTAAGGTTAATAGATTTGTTTCAGGTAAGCCTTGCCCGTCCGTAGAGGATAGGCAAGGCTTTAATAAAATATAAATAATCATAATCTAATGTCTTACTTTCGAAAATAATTACTAACTTGCGATACCAATCTAAAAAACTAAAAGATACCATTACGTTAAACCAAAATTTCTTATTATGAACGAGGAAGATAAAAAACGTTTCCTTGCTCTTGTGAAAGGTAAGGACATATCGGAGATCATGTCTTTGTTGGCAGAATCCGGTAATCAGTATTCACGCAGAATACTTCGATTTTTCCGATGGTTCTGCAAGTGGGTTCCATTCTTTATAATGCTGGCTCACATGTACGGCGTGCTCGATTTTAGCCGTAATCCGAAGGAGATGTTCGTGGTGAATAAGGCAAACTGGGCGTGCTATGCGTTCATTTATATCATGGTGTATGTGCTGCCGATGGTTATTATTCTTGCGTCACGCTTTTTTTGGTTGTGCTGGAAGTATCGCATACCGTTCTTTTATTTCTTTGCCGTCAATTCTATACACCTCGTATACTGGAGTTGGTATACAACAAACGATATGGTTATGGCACACTTCGCGATCATGGCGTTTACGCTGTTGCTTTATGTCTACGGAGCTGTTGACTGGTTCTGTAGTAAGTCGCGCCTCGGCAAAAAGATGTTCAGTTAAACAGAAATGCTATGAGAAAGATATTTGGCTACAAAATGCTTGGCACGCTGTTGCAGTCGCTTGCTAATTCTTGCTTCAAAGCTGACGAGCAACAGCGCAACGGCGAAAAGGTCACAGCTTGCGGTATGAGCGACGATGATATAGAAACGCTCTGTCAGGACATATTGCCTAACATGTTAAACCCGATGATGAGCGCAGAAGAAGTAAAGGACAGATTGGGCGTGAGCGACGCAACACTAAACAGAATGGTCAAGCGTGGGGACATACCGAACGGGGAATGCAAGAAGCGCGGGCACACACGATACTGGAAGAAGTGGGACATTCTGTGGTTTATAAGAAAGAAGAGAAGCAAGTGATAGTACCGGCTATCACTTTAAACATCTGACTATCAGTATAATACAAAATCTTTGAACGTGTTATGGCTTTTTTTGTCGTAACACGCTAATTTTGTGCCTGTAACGTTACAGAATAGTGTTAGTTAATATTGAGGATTTAAAAAGATTGTATTATGGAGATGACAGATGCAAAAGTAGTAGAGAAGAAAATCTACGAAGAGGGAAAGAAGCACGATGATTATGCTTCTAAGGCAACAGGTAATGCTGGTCTTACCCTTGGTATCATCGGCACGGCACTTGGTGCTGGCGCTTGGTTGCTTGGCGGTAACAACCGCAGTGTGTTTGGTTCACTCGGTGGCAGCAATATGCCTGAGAACGTGAACATCAATGCTTATGGGGCAGGCGCAAGTTCAAATCAGCCAACTGCCTTGCAGGTAATGGAGAAGGAATGCGATGATGAGGTGAAGTTGCTTACCTACATGTTCGGCATGAAGCTCGACACCGCTAACAAGTTCTACGCTATGCGTGAGACTGACATCGCAGAGAAGTTCTCTATGTATAAGGGTGCTAACGATGCTATCAACGCTGAGAACCGCCGTGCAATGCAGGCTGAGTTTGGTCTTTACAAGTCTCAGATTGATGCGGACTTCGGTCTGTACAAGAATCAGAGAGACCAGTATGACGCACTACAGGCTAAGTATAGCGACCTCGACAAGAAGGTAGCCGTGATGGAGGCTCTTACTCCTTACAAGGAGAAGCTGATGATGGCTTACGTTAACGAGAAGTGTTGCCGCAAGATAGATGGTCAGCTTGTGCTCCCTTCTACGCCAGTAGTTACTGGTTACGGCAGCTATTGCTGTAACGGTACTGCTCCTTCCACTCCCACTACAGGAGCGTAACAGAGCTGTAAGGAAGTCGGTTAGACGGACTAAGAAAAAATGAGTTGGTGAGGGGCGTTTGCCCTCGTTGGTGGATGCCCTCTCACCTCTCTATAACATATCACCAACTTAAAGATATTGATTATGATGAATTTTGGGAACAGCCCATTATTGGATATGGGTACAGGCCAGCAGCAGCCGCAGATGATGGATGCCGAGCTACAGAAGATGTATGAGGCAATACAGCAGAAGCGAGCATCTATCAATATGCAAGCACAGCAGTCTTCCACCCCTTTATGGGATGAGATTGACAAGATTGAAGACAATCTTACAGGCGCACAACGTCAGTACTTGATGCAGAATCAAGAGTACGTTGACAGCTTGCAATATGTGTCAAAACTTGTGCAAGACGAGGAATTGCGCATTATACGTCCTCGTATTGAAAGCACTCAGCAAGGACAAGACGCATTGAAGAAACATCTATCATTGATGCAACGACTGAGAAAAGAAGTAGCGCAAGCAGAGGAACAAAAATCAGCTATGCTTAACGATTATATGACAAACCATAGTGACAAGACTTGGCAGGAATATCTTGCTATGGTTCAAGGAACGAAGAAGGGAGGGAATAAGAAATGAACTTACAAAAACTGAAAGAACGTCTTGCGCCGTCAATAGAAACCTGGATAGACGCAAGAATTGACGACATGATAAAAGGCAATCCGTCGCTTGCCATACCTTCTGTGTATATGAAGCGAGCAGCGCACAATATCGTTTGTCGTAACAAGGAAAAATGGGAAGAGAAAATTGACGATCTATCCCTGTTTGTCGCTGATGAAAATGGAGTTGTTGATGCGGAATCTGTTTTCGAAGACGCGATGCAAATACTGAAAGCGATGGAGAAAAAGCCTTTTGATATCGGGCTTCTTCATGGCACAATAGGCGAAGGATGTGTCTCTATTGATATGCCTGACGGTATTATCTCTGCCTTGTTGTTTGGCAGCAACAAGAGTATAGCCATTACCACAGATGATATTGCCGAATTAAAGAATATATTAATCACGTAAGAAAAAATTAGCGGTATGAAAACAATACAGACAAATACGCTTGCCGAAAAGCTGTTTTGGTTTTACAGAATCGGCATAAGAGTGATACCTATACTCCTTATGGTTTTACACTGGCTGGGTGTGCATTGGTTTCACCATAACGCCGCATCAATGGGCTTGGATCTGAACGAGAACGCCGTTTTGGTGGTGTCGTTATACGCATTGGCGTATGTCGTACTGCCTGCCGTTCTGCTGCCGGCAAGCTTTCTTTTCAAGTTCGGCTGGGTGTGGCGAATACAGTTCCTGTATCTTGCAGGAGTTATTCTGATAAGGTTAGGGCACGGCACGCTGTGTATTTCAGAAACGACACGGATAGCGGACTATACGCTGATTGTTCTGACGTTGCTGCTGTACGGTCGGGCGTTTACGTTGCAGGATAGATAACAAAAAACCGCGCACGGACAACAAGATGTTACTCCTGCTGCCCGTGCGCGGTTGACATCGGTCTACTCTCCGAAGGTTTCCGGTCTGTACTCCGGATTCAGCTGCAACGCATACTCTCCTGCGCGGTCGTAGATGCCCTCGTTAGAGAGTTTCGTTATGATATTCTTCGCTGCCTGAACGCTGTCCGCATCGTCGTTGATGTCAATGTCCGGCATCCCCGGTATCGAGTTGATTACGGACGACATGGCGTTGTTCCAGTTGTGCTGCAAATCCTGAGCGTTGCCTTCGTTGAACGCCGGGCGCAAGTTTACTCCTATCTTCTTATAGATATTGTCAAACAGGTTTCTGAACAGGCTTACCGCAACATCTATCAGCACCATTGCAGCCTCCATACGGGCGACGATCTTGCTCTTCGGCACATGGTTCTTCAAGAAATAGTTGTCGATGCAGTAATAGAGCGTTTTGACGAGCGGTTTGAGTTCCGCCTCCGACGCGTCAGACAGGTCAAGCCAAAGCTGGTAGCGGTCTGCAAGAACAAAGCGCATCTTCGCATCCCATGTGTTGTATGCGGCAAGAGCCTTGTTGATGCTTTGCTTTGTCTGCTGACGATATAGCTTCTTGTCCTCTTTAATTGCGCCTAAAGCGTCTATCATAGCTGTCTGGGCAATATTGTACGCCGACCCCATTGTGATGTAATACAGCGAACAATAGCGGTCAATGCTCTTTAACAATTCCTCTTTCTGCTTTACGCTTGGCGCAATGACATACGGTCTTCTTGGGGTGCGGCTTATTAAATAGCTTGCGTTCATAGTTATATTGCGTTTGTGATTTGTAAATCGTGCGTCTCGCCTATCACGCCGACAACCGGTATTCCGCAAGCGTCAGCCACACGGCGTTCCGTTTCACAGCCTTTTGAACAACGCCATCGGTTCGGTACGACAATGCCGTCACAGCCAAGGAGCAGGCGTAAGTCCTCTTTCATGTGCTCCGTGTGCGGCGCAGAGTCGGGCAGCGGTTTAGCCATGGGATTGACTGCCTTGTAGCCGAGGATTGTCAGTTCATTCTCGATCCGAGCGAAAAACTTGTGTCGCTCGTTGAGGTTGTAGCCAGTAATCGGCGATGATATGTATATTTTCTTTTTGCTCATTTTTGTTTATCAGATTAAAATATCACTTCTTTGTAGCTTGATGTTGGCTTCTTGCCGGACAGGATTGCATTGCCACAAGTAATCAGTCCGTTGTCCTCGTCATACGACGGAACGAACACTATTACATCAAATCCGTTTGCCTTCAAATCTTCTTCCACTTTCTTGTACGGCACAAACGAGTCGTAACCTCCGCTTGTCTGAATATGGTTGGCTTCGCAGCTGTTCGTTCGGTGGAGCGGTGTAATCTTACACATGAACTTGCTTGGGTCGAACATGGACGCAAGTACCTTGCCGTCAATGATAGAGTCGTCAGCAAGTGCGAAGTTAAGAGTGTACTTGCGACCGCGCGGAGTTTCGAGTGTGTCAGCAAGCTCTGCAATATCTTCCAATGGTAGAGCATTGCCCGAGAACAGGTATTCTCGCTGCGCGTCGTCGGTAGAGTTTATAGAGAACTGCAAGCCTGCGTTTCCGTTGTAGTCGGTATTCTTAACTCTAACCCATTTGTGGATAAAATCATATAAGTTACAATTATGCTTCGGGAGCATTGTGCTTACTACAGGATGCACAAGTGAATTTCCGATGTAGGGAACAATATCTACGCGCAAGAAGAAGCGCGCGTGCTCGATTACAGCCTCGTTCCATGTCGGCTCGCCCATGCGTGCATAGTGTACATTAAGGCGTTTGGTGTGATTAACCTCTGGGTGCATACTTAATGCCGTTGTTATCTCGTTGCGCAGGTCGTTCGGTGTCACGTTGCGTCCCGGTCCGACTTTCGGCACGTCACAGAACTTGCAGTTCATCGAGCAGCCGTACTGGGTAGAGATTGTTACTACCCATTTTTCGGTTAGTGGCATCGGTGTTCCGTTCGGCACACCATTCAGCTCTCTTGTTATGCCGAGGAAGTCGGCTTTGATGTTTGCGTCTTTTCCGTAGTCGGCTACTGTCAGAAACTCCAACACGCCTTTGTTTCCTTTTGCGGTGTAGATTTCACCTGTAGGAACTTTGATTTCTTTGAGTATTTGCATTGCTATTTGATTTTGCGTGATGTTTTACTTTTAACTGCGCCAATTCTTATGCGCACGTATCGAGTTATTAGTTCTCTCGTACGATACCACCTAAGCACCTCGTACGTAATAAACACGCCGCACATTTTAGGGTATTGGCGTGGTTCTGTTTCGATTGATGTGCTTACCTTCTTAAACTTCACCTTAATAGTTTTATGGAACCACACACGAAACTTTAATTTGTAACGCTTCTTTGTTTTTCTAATCTTCATTTTCTTTCTTTTTATAGTCCAAACAGCCTTCCTCCATTGTTGGCATGATACGGAAGCCGCCGTTCTCAGCATCATCAATAAGTTCTTCTGACGCATGAAACGAGTTGAACATTTTGGCGTTATGGTACTTCAAGCATACATTTACATGAATTTCTTTTTCGTATTCATGTTCGCGCCCTGTTTGTGGATGAAACCCCGTCCTTGTAATAGTTGCGGTTTGCTCCGTTTCTTTGTACCACTTGCATGAATAGCAAGCGGCAAGATTGCAAGGTGATTTGCCGCAATACTTTTCCTCATGTTTTACGCAACCTCTTTCCGTAAGGAACAGCTTTCCGCAGTACGAGCAGCGGTATGCGTCTACCCTAATCATGCTCCACCTCCTTCTTAATGGCTTCGAGCTGCTGTATGATGTTGCCTATCGTCTTGCCGCTGTAATCAACGGCAATTTCTTTCAGTACGGCAATCTGTGCCGTCAGTCTGATATAATCTGCCTGTTTCATTGTTCTTTGTTTTCGTAAATACGCCAAGCATTCTTTACCAATGGCGCTTGTACCTTTGGAATATTCGTCATCAAGGGATGCGTCATTGAAAAGTGCGTTATCGAATTTGCTTAGATATTCCTTGCGTTTCAAATCAGCATCAATCATAATTTTAAGCCTGGCGACAATCAGTTCACTACTTGTCACCTTACCAAGAAACCATAATAGATTAGTTAATGCCAATTTATTAGGCTCGTATTCGTCAACTTCAGATAATTCTGTCACCCTCTTTTGAACGTATCTCGCAAGTACCTCTTTGTATTTCATGTCAAAACCTCCTCGTCGTTAATTTATCATTGTCGAGACGTATGCCTCTGAATTTAAATTCTCTGTCCATTGCTGCCAAGTGTTATATAATTTGTGTTTCGTAATTCTCTGATTGCCGTATTTGCCTCTCTCTCTGAAACGACAAGCAGATAGCCATCTTTATTGAGAACAGTATTCCATTTCTGCCAAAAATGTCTCTTGTATTGGACTATATAACCAAACCTTAGAAAGGAGTACTCATTCTGCATTATGCAGGGTAATAGTGCAACTTTTCTTGCATACATACCTAATCCTCCTTAATGCCGAAGGGTGTGCCGTCGGCGAATTGGATGTCATCGAATGCGGACTCGAAGCTTTCTTCTCTGTAGCCGTTGAAATTACAAATGCCATCATCGAGAGACTCGAAAGCCATGTATGCCTTGTCGTGTTTGCTACTCACAATACCGAATGGCTGGTGTTTGAGCATTTCCTGCCAACACTCGTCTGTGTTATAGAAGGGACGGTAGGAAGGTTCGGGTTTGATGCGGAATTGACTACTGGCAAACCATGAAGGAGCGTCAGTATCAAACCATTTGCTTAGAGAAATGTCATAAACTTGTACTTGCTTGCCGTCTACGTATGCTTGCATGACGGCGATGCGCTGTTTTGTTTCTTCTTTTGTCATAATCTTATTTCCTTTTTTTAGACTTGCGTTCGAGTGCCCTGCGTTCTGCACGAGTAAGGGGCACTGACCTATCCTTCGTAGAGATATTCGGGAGGTTGTAGTAGGGAATATAGTCATAATCTTCACATGAAACAACCTCGTCGGCGCACGACTTTTCTTTTAAGACGTTTTTCATAGGCGGGATATTTGTTGTTTAATTTTAGCAATTTCCGTGCGGAGTTCCTCTCTAATGTCGGTTTCGTGTTTTCGCAAAAGATTCGTAAGATAGGGAAATTCGTTAACCTCGGCAACGGGTTTGCCGTCAGTCGTGGTGTAGGTAAGGACAGCGTCCTCTGTTCTCTCCATAATAATTTCCAACTGGGTAAGCTTGTCGTTGATTTCAACGACGCGGTTGAATAATTCTTCTGTCATTATTGTTGTTTTTTTTGAGTTGTGGAATCCGTTTGTGATAACGTTGACCTTGTTGTTGGTCTTTAATTTGGCTTTGCTTATCTTCCTTTTCCATGCCCGACGTTCGGCACGGGTCATTCCGTCCTGCTTAATGGAGAATACTTCCTCCATTTCAGAAATGTTTTGATGCTCGTATTCATCGAGGAAAGGAATAAGATGTGATGGAATGTGTTTGTCCATATTACCTGGTTAACAGTCATCGACTAAAAACAATTCTATACATCTGCCAGTCTTTTCTCGCAAATCACACCGAGGCCTTCAATGAGGTCCAGACATGAGTCACATTCCAAGCAGAATGTAGAGCATACATGAGGGCTGTCTTGATAGTAAGGACAGCCTGTCGCCTTTTTCATATAAAGTTTTTTGTCCTTTACAAAGGCGTAGAATGCTTTTGCAAGCCTCCTTGGCCTCTTTTCTTCGTTCAACTGACGTACCAAATCGTTGTAGTCGTCCACGAGCTGATGCACACGATGCGCTAACACAATGTTCTCAGCCATCAGGTTGGCGATGATATAGGCAAGCGCCTCCATGCGTTTGTTTTCTTCTGTTTTCATTGTTTTATATGTTTTTATAGATGCTCTGGTATAGGCCGCTCTATCGGGGCTATCTATTATAGAGGCTGGCGCCTTACTGGGCTTTCTGTTGTTTTTAGTTTCGGAAGAGCTTGATTCTCGTTACCTTGTTCTTGGCTCTTGGGTTCTGGCGTCGCCATTCTTCGGCGAGCTGACGTTCGAGCTGTTCGTGTCGTATGAAGCGGTCTCCGATGGGTATCTGGAAGACAGCCTGTAGGACGCTTCCATCTGATAAATGGAAGAGTCCGTGTCTGGTGATGGTGTGAGTGTATATCATTGTTTTATTTTTATGTTGAAGGGGGTGTGCTTGAGTATTTCCTGCCAATATTCTTCGGCGTTGCGGAAGGGGAGGTGAACATCATTCGGCTTTATACGAAAACAGTCTTGGTATGCCACAACCGAATCAAGATTCAGTTCGTCCTTGTCGCCGTCTATGTCTATCCATCTTGAGCCGTTCTTGATTTGAATGGTCTTGCCTTCCGCAAATGCCAGTATCAGAGGAAGGGCTATCTTTATTTGTTCTCTTGTCATAGTTGTTTGTTTTTTATTGTTTGTAATCCGATTCCTTGTCAAGAATGTCGTTGAGCCTTTTGTTTTCCTTGTGATACCACTCCGATGTACGCTTTAGCTCTTCGTAACGATTCTTTCTATCTTGCCATCGGGTGACGGGGGAAAGCAGGAAATCCGTGATTCTTTCTACGAAATTGAAATATTCGTCGAAAACGAAATTGTCTGTCAGTCCCTTGAAGATGGCGAATGGAATGTAGCCTATGAGCATTATGACAAGGATTGGGGATAGAAGGATGACACAGACGGTACTTGTGATGAATTGTTTCATGTTGTGTTACGTTTTGTTATTTATCACTTATACGGGCTTTAAGATTTTCGATTTTACACTCACATTGCCTGATTCTTTCCCGTAAGACAAAATAAGAGTCGTATTCGCCGACCCAATAAAGTCCACACTCCAACATGTTGGGGACGTAGAGATTATCAGCCTCTTGAGTAAAGGCATTTAAGGCAAGAATATATTTACTATTGTGAGGATGATACATAAGATACTCCCAAGTCTTAAACTCTCCGTTGTGGATCCTTGTTATCGTGCAGCCGGGTGTCAGCTGTGATATGTCTTTTAATTGCTTCATGTTTTCTTGTTTTTGCCTCTCCCCAGAGGATAGTGGGGAGAGGGTTGTTAGTTTTTCTATTTCGTAAACTCTATCATATATTGAGCAAGCACGGCACTTACATAACATAAAGTCATAGGTATTGCAGCTACAGATGCAACTATAATGCTTACCGTTCTTAACTTTGGTGTTTCAGACCAAAATATTACACTAACTATCAGAAAAATAGTTCCTAAAATTGTTAATAATGCTACCATATTTCTATCTATTTATGCCCGAAGGCGGTTAAACTCCCAACATTCTATCAATAAATCTTTTCACAACTTCCACTGCCTTATACTCTTCTACTCTTATCCTTTTTTCATATCTGTTACAAAGCAAGTTCAATGAACCTCTAAGATTTATTAAATCTTCTTCAGCGAGCTTATCATTATTCATATCTACACCTCCATTTCTTCTTCAATCCGAAAAGCAAACAGGATATGCTGTAACTGATGAACATAAAAGATATAATCTCCCATAATGTCACCGTTTATTGAAACAGACCATTTGGTTCCATCTTCGTCTGTGCAAAGTTTAATTCTTGGAATCCGACTATGCCTAAAGTATACTTGCCCCTTATTCCAACCATTCTTTTCAAGGATAGCAGATGTAAGATCCACTGGTTTTATATCCTCAACATCCACATAGCAGTACGTCAACCCTACTTTAGGACAATACAAGTCAAAGTGACTTCCATTTGGCTCTTTGATTACCATGATTTTGTTGTCATACGTGACAATATCATTAATAATATATTTCTGTTTCATGCGCTTGGGTCTTTCTGTTTTCTACACTGTATACATTGTCGATGAATACTTTTGCGAGTTTTCGACTTGCTTTTATATAGAATGCTTGTTTTGTCGTTTTAGCCAAATCGACAAATGTTTTTTCCATGCTTTCGTTGTCTTCACGATCACAACAGAATCCAATGCGTGCGGATTCAAGCATATCACGATCTCCACTCCTCTTGGCATATATGAGGTTAAGCGTCGGTTTGTCACGCCCCTCATACTTGGCAATATACGTACATAGAAAGTATCCATTCAGTATGGGAGGGAGGAGATTTAATATTCTTTTTGTAGGTATGCACCAACGTAAGAAGTCGTCAGATGTCTGAAGGATTTTTCTTATATCGTTGAATTCTTCTGCCCATCTTTCGATTTCATATTCTTCGATTTCCATAATGATATGTTTTTTTATGATAGTGGGGATAGACGATTCTATGTGTTTGGAAGGGAGACTGTCTCGAAGTCGTAGACGAAGACGTAGGGGTTGGACTGCCATGTGCCTTTGCCGTTGATTTTGTCTATCAAGGCAGCGTAAGCTTCTCTTGCGGTTCTGTACGGTGAGTTTGCCAGTCCTGTGTACCAATATGTCACGCCTTCAAGTCCTACGTCATGCGCCTCCCAAATGCCTTCTGCCAGACAGTCTTTTTCGCTGATGTCTTGCAAGCGCTCAAAGCGAATATTAGTAATGCGGATATGATGGAGCATGTGGTCTGCACGGACGAACATCTTGTTGGCGTAGCCTTTGCTTTGTGACAGTTCGGGCTTAAGTTTGAGGTCAGCGCCGGTGGTCTTTCTGAGGTATTCTTGGATGGTTTTGTAGGACTGGGCGATGGCTATTGTTTCGCCGAGTTTGTACCGAGACCTGACTGAGATTAGATATTCCGGTGTTATACCGTGTAAAAGAGACTCTTCGCCGGGTTTAAGAAACGTTCTTCTCGTCTGCGTCTTTCGTCCTTCGAGGACGGCTTGGGTGAGGCCGTAGTGGTCGTTGAACATTATCTTTTTCATAATATCTGAGAGGTTTGGTTGTTCGTGATGTTTTGTTTTATTTTGCCTTAAAATTATAAATCGGATAGATCCGTCTTTCGACTGATACGGTGTTGCTGATGAGGGAGATAATCTCTTCTGATGACTTGTAAGCCATCGGGGCTTCGTCTATGGTAGACTCACAGACTGACGTAGAATAGACGTCGGACATCTGACGACAGTATTCCTCCATGTCGAGCTGCTTCTTCGCCATGGAGCGCGACATGATACGTCCTGCGCCGTGCGGTGCGGACTGGAGCCAGTCGTCGTTGCCCTTGCCTATGCAGATGAGCGAACCGTCGCGCATGTTCAGAGGGATTATCAGAAGCTCGCCACGCTTTGCGCTCACAGCTCCCTTGCGTATGATGCCGCCTAAGGTGTCGATATAGTTGTGTACGGTAGTGAACGAGTCGCCCGACACCTTTATTCCGAGACCATTGACGATGGTTTGCGCCATAAGTTGACGGTTTATTTCGGCATACATCTGGCACATGCGCATGACACTGAAATAATTGCCAAGCGTAGGACCACTGATGTAGGTCATGTCCTTGGGTACGGGCTTCAGTTGGCGCAGCGTATCTTCTATTTCATCCTGTCTTCCTAAAGCCTTTAACGCTGCGATGATGTTATTGCGCTCCATGCTGTTGTCACACTCCTCTACCGCCAACTGCTGATAGTGGTTGCATACCCTCACGCCCAGATTGCGGCTACCCGAATGTATCACAAGATACTTGCGTCCAATGTTATCCACGTCCACTTCAATGAAGTGGTTGCCACCGCCGAGGGTGCCGAGCGAGCGCATAGTATAGTCCAAGTCGAAAAAACACTTCCATGGAGGCAACAGCGATGTGATTTCGTACTGCATAAGATCAACCAAATCCGAAGTCAAAGGCTTCTCGTGCACGTTGAATCCGCTTGGAATGTTGTCGTTGATGATGCGGTCGAGCAGAGGCAAGTCGATGTCTGAAAAACCCAAGTCTACGACGTGCATACCACAGCCGATGTCTACGCCCACGGTGTTGGGCACCACCTTGCCACGAGTTTCAATCACAGTGCCTACGGTGCATCCCTTTCCGGCATGACAATCGGGCATAATACGAATCTTGCAGTCGCGGTAGGCCTTGCTCTCTGCCATACGGCGTATTTGTGCATCGGCTTCCGGCTCTACTGTCCGGGCGAAAATCTTAATGTCGTTCATTGTGCTTGGTGTTGTCGAGTTTTATGAGGATTATGCCTCCTATAATCAGTAGAGAGGCAAGACACGAGGAAGCTACTAATATGCCGTATTTTCCCAGCATGTATATTAAAGCTATCCCAGTGAACAAACCAATGCCAACGCTTATCATTGATTCCCCAGTATCTTTTAAATCCTTTTTCTTCATTGCGATATGAGTTTTAGGTCCTCCTGCCCCAAATGTGATGTAAGGGGCAGGAGGGGTGTGGGTTACTTGGTAATCATCATCTGTGGTACGTTGCCGTAAATGGGAAGCTTGCCATCCCACTTTTCTATCCACATCTTCTTGAGGATGGCTGGGGTAAGTGAGGCGGACTTGAGTTCGTTAGCCTCTCGCTCGGCTCGTGCCTGTACGAGCATCTTTTCTGCTTCCGCCTTCTTGACGGCCACCTCGTTGAGTGCTCGCTGCGCCTCCTGAATGGCCTTGTTCTTCTGGTTGACGGCTTCCACGATGGAATTAGGGTACTTGAGACCAGATGTGAGCTGTTCGAGATGGAAATGCTCTTTGGCGAGTGCTTTGCTAAGCTGTGCCTCGATGGCACGTTCAACCATGTCACGGTTGCTGACAATCTGGTCTGTAGTGTACTTGTTGAGCTGAATGCGGAAGGCATCCTTGACATAATTGAATAGCGTGCCGTTGATGATGTCGTTGAGTTCCTTGCGGTACTTCTTGAACACCTTCGGGGCGTTGCCATCGACCATCTTGAGAGAGACGGTAGGATCGACGGTGAACTCGGATCCGTCCTTGGCGTTGATTGTGAACGCGGGATAGTCGATGGTCTGTACGAACGTGGGGTACTCGTAGACCTCTTCTGTGAGGGGGTTGTACCAGACACGACCGGTGACGAGGCTTACGTCATCGACTCCCTTGTCTGAGCCGTAGAGATTGACGAGGATGCCTTCAGAACCTGCGTCGATGCGTTCGCAGCAAGAGGTTAGGGACATCGCTGCGACGAGCAGCGAGAACATACATACGGAATTGAATCGTTTCATTGTTTTTTGTTATTTTTAAAAGTTAGGCAGTTTGTTGCGATGGACAAGAGCGTCCAAAACAACAGGACTGCGATGCTAATCAAGTTTGTGGCGGTGTCGGGCTTGCTGACACCGCGGAGTGTGGCGCTGACGATGATGAGGGTCATCACAATCCACGCCGCGAAAGCTACGATTTTGATATTGATGTTCATATTTGTACGGGTGATTGACAGCTAATCAGCTATGACTCGTTTATTCCGTAGGCTTGGGGGAGCTTGCGGATTGTGGAGGAGCCGTAGCTATCCTTGGTGAGGAGGACGAACTGGCGTACTGTGGTGGCGTCGCTGAGACTGATGCCTTTGTCCTTGCAGAAACTCTCTCGTCCCATGCGGCATGAGCCAGTGAGAACGTGATGGTAAGCGAAGAGGTCACGGTTTGGGTAAGGGGTGTCGTAGAAGGGGAATTTCTCGCGGAAAGCCTCGATTCGCTCCTCTTCGGTGCTGTCATCGTAGAGTTTCTCTTGCAGGGACGTGAAGGCATCGTGCAGGGTGTCGCCGTGGGCGAAATGGTTTTGTTCCTTGACGATGTAACAGGGGTGTAGGGTAAGGTCCCTGTTTAATATGAAACCTTGTGCGATGTTGTCGCGGACGGATTTTATAATCGTTGGTACGTCGTCTATTACATATACCTTGTCGCCGTTCAGATCCTTTATGCCATAGCCATCGCCATCGCCATAGCCATCGCCATCGCCATAGCCATAGCCATCGCCATAGCCATAGCCATCGCCATA